TTTGCAAGAAATCAAGCATTGGAACAAGAGTTAACTGTATTGAGAGATACCCTTTTTGGTAAACAAGCTAAACAAGCAGAAGGTTCGAAAGTTACCGATGATATAGCTGCTAAAATATTAAATAAAAGTGATGAAAAATATCAAGATATTGTATTTAGAGCTAGAGCAAAAGATGATGGTAATGGTTCATTCGTAAACGGACCAGATATACAAATTAAAAACTTTACCAAAGATAAAGTTACCGTTAGTTTTAAATTTGATGGGAGTAATGAAGGTGCATTCAACAAACTTTCAGATGTTACATTAAATGAAGGTGAGGAAAAAGTAATTAAAGTAATAACAAACAAAGGAGGAGTTAATGACAAAAAACCTAAAGGCACTATTGGTTTTACGGGAGATACGGAGTATCTTGGTAATTTAATAATTAAATCACCAAAAGGAAGTATAACATTTACAACTTCTATCCAAAAAATGAGAGGTACTAATTTTAGTCCATAATGGGTGAGATAAAAATATATAAAAATGGCGATAAAAACGTTTAAAGATATTATAAACAACAAAGGGTACAGAGTTAGTTCAGATGATAGAAAAATATTTGAAGAAGGAAATCTGCAATCATTTTTTGGTCTTGGAGATTCTGATGCAATTGAGTTTATTGTCTATGATTCAAATGATAATCAGTTGCCACAAAAAGCTGTAAATGGTAAAACGGTTAGATATGTACCATTGACAAGCAGTAATATAAGTGATTATATTTTAATAGCAGAAGGTACGGTTCTTCAAAAATTTCAATTTCCAAATGAATATTTTATAGATGCGGAAAGATTACTAAGGGAAGCGGGTTATGATAATGGTATTTTTAAAACACAAGTTACACTAATTAATAAAAGAGTTGGCTCTGATTCAGAAGAAGATAAATTATGGATTTCTGAAATATCACCATCTAGAACGGAAGTAAGATTATTTCCTATTAAAAATGCAAAAGTAAAATATCCAGAATTAGAAGAAAGATATGCATTATTTGTATCTAATAAAGATTTTAGAGATGATACAATAATTGAAGCTTTCAAAATAATTGAACAAATAGATTCGAATATAATTGGTACATATTTAAAAACAAAATATGGTGAAAATTGGATTAGTAAAATGAGTGGTGAATTTAAAATAAAAAGTTTTGATGAATTTACAAATAGAATTAATACAAAATTTAGAGAAGCAGCATCTTATGAACTTACTAATAGAATATCCGATATCAATGATATAAATTATGGTAAACGTAAACAAACAAAAATCCCATTAACTTTATCATCCAATACTATCGTAGATATCTGTCAAAGATTAATTACAAATGTAATTAATTTTTATTTACCAAAACAAGATTTAATATCCACTGCAACATTTGATGAAGGAATAGATGAAAGTTTTGATGAAGTTGGGCAAATACTACAAACTAGAGAAAGTGATTTATTAGTAGATACTTCAAATCCTGTGATAACAATAAAGAAAACAAAAACATTTGTAGAAAGTAATAAAGAATTAGAATTAAAAAAAATAATAAAAAAAGAAAAACCGTTTCCAACATCGGGAATGCTTCTTTCAGAATTTTGTGAAGGGTTTGACTTATTTGGTAAATATGCAGATGGTAATGGTGGTGAATACACGGCCCTAATTATAGCTAATTCAAACCAATGTGGATATAATACACCTGATGGGCAAAGTGGTAGTGATGGTAACGGTGGTGGAAATGGTGGTGGTGGAGCTGGTGGCTACGGTGGTGGCGGTGGTGGTAGAGATGGAGAAGTTAATCTAAATGATTTCAGAGGCGCGGGTTTCGGCTTAGGAGGAGAACAAAATAATATATCATACCAATAAAATTTATACAAAGTTAAATAAAAATACTTATTACTAAATGCGAAAAGCAGAAGACATATTACAAGACGGTTTAGTTTCTAACGTTCAATCCGAATTAGATGCGGGTGGCGGCGGTGGTGGTAATACCAACGGTGGTGGCGGAGGCGGTTCGCAAGCTGTGATTACCCAAATACCCAATACACCTTTAAGCAATTTCTCAGGAAAATTACAAATAAATTGTGTAGTTGGTGATATTACTACAAAAACATATTCTGGTGAAAAAATACAAGCTTCAATTTATATAAATGGACAGCCATCTGGATTAGTAAGTCCAAGTGAACTTAGATTGACGGCAACAGATATTTTTAATAATGGAGATTATGAAATTACAGTAGTTGGAAATGGTTATCAAAAAAGTATTGAAAAATATGTTATAACATTAGTAACAAATCCAGATTATATTGATAATGATGACTATAGGGTAACTTCTTTTTCAGGAGAAGAAAAAACAAATAATTTAAAAATTAGAGGATTATCTACATTTGAATCTTTGCCATCAATAAATGAACAAGATCCAGATTATGGAAAAACTAATTTTTATCAGTTTAAAGCAATACATTATATAAATGATATTGAGCAACCGGCTACGATTGCGGAAATTGATAAAGATATTACGTTTATTTTGCAAAAAACCGGCATACCGGACGATGGTGGGGATGATAATTTAGGCAATGTACAAACATTGACGGTTTCACTAACTGGCGCAGATGGTAGTGCCCAATTACTTATTGATAATATAGATGGACCTGGAGAAATAGTTACACTTAAATCTGGTGCTAATGAAATATCAACATTACTAGGTAAAATTATTACAATACAAAGCAACTCGGTAGGAAATACTATATCGAGAATAACAAAAATATCAGTATCAGCCGATGGTTTAACAAGTCAAACTTTATTAGCAGTAACCGATACTGAATCAGTTAATACTAAGATAACAATAGATAAAGCATATTTGGTTGATATTGAAACGGAAACTATACCAGTAATATCATCAGATAGAGCCTTTGTAAGTTTTGTGAATCCGGATTTAAATAGAAAACATAACATAAATTCTGAAATTGATACGTTAATTGGAATTTATAAAAATGAGCTTACAACTGGAGTAAGAGTTAAGTTTGCAAACGAAGAAATTACATATTCACAATTAGAGAAAGGCGAATCTACACTAATCGCTATACCACAGAATAAATTAGCAATAGTAGGTAAATATAGAATAATTATAATACCATTTACTAGTAATGGTAATGATGGGCAACCAATTGAATTAATATTAAATGTAGTATCTGAAACTTACGTTGGTGTGCCAGATATTAGAAATATAAATTACCCAACATTAATAAAAGGTCCAGATTATGTAGGTACAAATGTAAATTTTAAAATTAGTTATGAATCAGTAAATACTGATTATGTAAAAATATGTGCGTTAGGGAGTTCTCAATATACACAAGCTACAGCTGCAGGAATTGTAACATTAAATTATCAACAATTACTTAATTCACCTGGTGCACAATATACTGAAAGTGATGGGTTAATATCATTAATATTAAAATTAATTCCATATAACGAGCAAGGAAACGAAGTTGTTGTTGGTAAAGAAGAATTTATTACAATAAAATTTGATAAAAGCGAATTAACAATACCAAGAAATGTAGTTATTAATAGATTAGTTGATGGATTTATATCACAATTAAATACTGCATCTTTAGTAGATGAATCATCAAAATATTTAAATCACTTATTACATTTACCAAACGATAATAAATTAATTACAACTTGGGTGGGTAGTGAGGGTTCTTTGATTTTAAAATTATATGAACCATTATCAACTGCAATACAACCAAACCAACAGGTATGGATTTCTAAATTACAGTCAGACCCAATTATAGAAACAATAAATATATCTGGTGAAAATGCAAGTTTTTGTCCTCCATTAAAAGGTCCTAATTTTTCATTAGAAGAAAATAATGGAGTTGCTTACCAAATATTAGATGATTTAATTGCAAGTGGTTCAATAACTTCAAATGATATAGTTAACAATTATTTAGAAGGAACAAATGTTAATACTACTAAATTAAATTTACAATATATAAGCGGGTCAGATTATACGTTTAAAGCTTTTTCACATTTTGGTTCGGCTGAAGAAAGAGCGGCTAATTTCTTTTACAAAGTAAAATTATTAGAAACTTACAAAGCAAAGTATGAGACATTAATAGCAACAACGTTTATTCCACCGTATGGTGGTTATGATGGTGGTATTTTAACAGAAAATGGATTTCAGGTAATAACTGAAGATGGTCTATTTGATGTTCAATGGGAAATTGCACAATCAAGTGGTGTAAATCAAGCCGGCGAAGCTAAAAAAGTATTAAATACAATAAATGGTATTTTAAGAAATTTTGATGGATTTGAAAACTTTTTATACAAATCAAATAATAATTTAGCATATCCAAAAGTATTATATGTACATCCAATTACAGGATTAGGAACACTTATTTTAAGAGATACAACGCACGCAAGTGTTACCGCATGGTATAACGCATTAATTGATGAAGGGGCAAATTATGATAAATACAATCCTAATTATTTAGTAAATAATATACCTGAATTTATTAGAGAAGATTATAATAATAATGATTTTATAGTTTTCTTAGATATGATTGGTCAACACTTTGATATTGTATGGGCTTATGTTAAAGCATTGGATAATAATAAAGTATTAGAGCATAAACAAATTAGTGGTTTATCAAATACGTTGGTTTCTCAAATGCTTCAATCATTTGGTTGGAATCCTAAAAACGCTTTTAATTCACCGTTCTTATGGGAATATGCATTTGGTAAAACAAAGGATGGATTTCAAAAATATGGAATGCCATTATCTGAAGCCAATGATGAAGTTTGGAGAAGGATATTAAATAACTTACCTTATTTGTTAAAGCATAAAGGTACTGCAAGAGCTATGAAAGCTATTATGGCGTGTTATGGTGTTCCACAGTCTATGTTAACAATAATGGAATTTGGAGGACCGCAAGACCCAACACAAGGTGGTACTAGTAAATTTACTTTTGATGATAGAACCGCGGCATTTTATTTAAAAGGAGATTTAAATGGAAGTGGTAGTTCGAATATTAAAGTTCCGTGGCATGAAATAAATAATGTTGATTATCCTAATTGTATTGAATTTAGAATATTGCCAAATGAATTACCATCACCAATTTATACTTTAATAAGTGGTAGTGAGTGGACTTTAGATTTAGTACAAACTACTGGTTCTTTTGGTAAATTAGAATTAAACTTTGGTGGAGATATTTCAAATAGTACATACTTTGCAGAACCTTTTGCAAGTGGTTCTCCAGTGGTAACAACGGTTTATATAACACCTGAATCGAGTGGTGTTTACGCATTTGGTCCTGATTTGAAAACTGGAAGTTTAGATTTTCCAATTTCAACAGAACACTATTCACAAGTTGTAATTAATAGACATAATAGTCCTGATTCTTCTTCTTGGTTTGAGGTGTGGTGGGGAACGAGTGATGGACAGAGAATTATAACATCAGTTAGTATGTCCATACAAACGGATGATACACAATGGGAAACCGGTTCTTATTTACAAATTGGTGGTAATGGGTTTCAAGGAAATTTGGATGAAGTAAGATTATGGAAAGTTCCTTTACAAAGAAGTAAGTTTGAAAATCATACATTATTTCCAGATGCAATTAATGGAAACTCATACACAGCATCAACAGCGGATTTAGTATTCAGATTAGATTTTGAAAAGCCAAAAGATAGAATTTTAGACCCGTATATTAAAAACGTTTCAATTAGTGAAATATATGGAGAAGGTTCTGCAACTGCAAGTAATATGTATTCCGCGGCAACATATCCATATCAATATATTCCATATGATAGAACTGTAACGGCCAATGTTCCATCTTTAGGATTTAATTATTCTAATAAAGTAAGATTTGAATCCGCATCATTGGTTACTGATTTATCTTATAAAACAAGAGCAACTAAAAAAGCATTTGACCAGGCACCAATAGATACGAATCGTTTAGGATTATTCTTCTCTCCAATTAAGGAGTTGAATATGGATATCTTAAAAGCATTTGGTGATTTTAATATAGATAACTATATAGGAAACCCATCGGATGAATATAGAACAACTTACAAAGAATTAGATACATTAAGACATTATTATTTCGAAAGATTAGAAAATAGAGATATCTACGAATATATAAGATTAGTTAAATATATTGATAGGTCTTTATTCGATACTTTAATTGAGTTAGCACCTGCGAGAACTAATGTAGTAAAAGGATTATTAATCGAACCACACTTTTTAGAAAGAAGTAAAATTAAGTGGACGAAGCCGGCATCTGAAAGAAATGACTTTGAATCAAATATTGATACAAAGAGAAATATAACTACAACATCTGATTATTTAGTAGAAGAAGCTAACTTAAACGTAGATAATATCAGTCAATTGGCAGGTGAATTGAATAATTACGATTCAGTTATTGATATATCCGATACATCAATAGTAGGTCAAAGTATAATGTATAATGGGGAAATTTTAAATTCTATAAAACCAGAACTTGAAGCGAGTGCACCATTTTTTGATACCGAAATACAATGTCCAGTTGGTGCTAGTTTAATTGGTGAAGCCGATTCAATGACATTTACCGAAATTGGAATGGACCCGAATTCTTTAGCAAATAGAGGATTTGGATTATACTCAAAGAATGGCGTTGCCAAAATTAATTATTTTGATAATATTTTTGGAAATCACACATCAAGTAGAAGTAACGTATATGTTGTAAAAGAACAATATACTCAAAAAATAAACACTCAAGTTGCGGGATGGCCGGTAAATGGCGCTGCTTTAGGAGAACCCGTAAGATACGTTAAAACACCAGTTACATTATATAGGTATAAAGTTTCAACACTAGCATTTAGTGGAAGTATATCAATTGGAAATGAAATTGTTGGTGTAGAAACGATTAAAGGATATTTACCAACACACTACAAATATGTGAACAATTTATCTGAAGGATTAAGACGTTCATATTTTAAAGGGTCTGTTCAAAATTCATCAACCACACCGGATGGACTAAGTGCGGTAGAAACATTTATAACAAATCCTAATATTCTTAAAGTTGCTAAGACAGGTAGAGGTTCAGGCGAACCCATATTGGAAGTTGATTGATTTTTAAGAAACGGTTATAGGAATTAATAATTGAAAATAATAATTGGTTATATTTATATTTTAGAAATAAAGAATTAAAAAAATAATATCAAATGGCATATTTAGATAACACAGAAATCACAGTAGATGCAATTCTTACCAAAAAAGGAAGACAAAAATTAGCATCTGGACAATCTTTGAACATTACAAAGTTCGCTTTGGGAGATGATGAGATTGATTACACACTGTATGAACCAGCTCACCCAAAGGGTTCGGCTTATTACGATTCGGCAATTAGAGCTATTCCTATTACGGAAGCTTCACCTGATGAAACTCAGGTATTGAGATATAAATTAGTTACCCTTCCAAAAGGAACTACTCAAATCCCAACTGTAAGATTGGGTATCCCTTCAATTAGTGTAAACCAAAGCGAAGGAGCGGTTGGACTATTACCAACTACATCACCTGCAGGAAATGCAAGTACTGGATATACTATGGTATTAGCAGACCAAAGAGCAGGTACGTTGACAGTAACTAGAGGAGCAAGTGGAACAGGTAATACATTGTTCTTAGGAGATGAGATAACAACAACTGCGCAGGTTGTAACTGGTTTGGAATTTAGATTTACTCCAAATCCAAGTTTAACGTTAGATGTATCTACAACCATTACCGTATATGGTAATGAAACTGGAGGTTCTCAAACTATACCTGTGATTGTAACATATAAAGCATAATAAAAAGATATAACAAATGGCACTAATTAATGACCCAAATATAACCTCCCAGATAGCAGCATTAGCTAATACTGGAACGGTAGATTCAAATCAACTTGTAACACTTTTAAATTCGGTATTGCCTGCAGGACAACAAATATCAACTGTTGGAGCACAAACAACCGGTATTTACAAAAGATTTGGTGAATTTGATAAAGTAAACGCAAAAATAGAAATTGTAACAACTGGACTATGGTCTGGTGATTCTGGTTCTTTAAATAACGCATTTACATCATCTACACAAATAGCACAACAAAGTGGACAATATTATTACAATGTATATGACTTATCACCGGCAACTACCGATGAAGAAGAAGTTCAATTTGCAATAGCTTATGGACACGTTGATGGTAGTGGTTCTGCGGCTTTATCAGTTGATGATAATTCATTATTAGCAACAAAAGCATCATACGCACAATATAAATCAATGTTGTTAGACCCAATCGATTCTAAATTTAATTTTGATAATTCAACTAATATTGCAACTGATGCAAATGCTTGTTATTTTATAAACTTAGCTAGAAATAGATTTAGAGAAAGTATGGATGCGGGTAACTGGTCATTAAAACTTTCTGGTTCTAATGGATTGTTTACATTCATTGATAATAGTGGTAAGAAATTTGGAGATACTTATGGATTAGCTGGTAATGTATTCAAAGTTGTTTCGGGTTCATTGGAATTAGGAACTCAGAGTGAAGCAACGGTTGAACATTCAGCGGATATAGCTACTGACTTAAAAGCAGGACATACAGCAACAGGTGAAGGATTCGGAGAATTCTATCCTGAAAGAGGTATTATAGTTCTTAACGCTAAAGCAATAGGTAATGTAGTTGGTAATGTATTTGATAAAGATTTCAGAACTACTGGTAGTTTACAGGGTGGAATTGCAACAACACATAATGCAATAAATCATAAACTATTATTTTACGCAATATATCATGGTGGTGATTTTGAAGCAAGAAGAACTGAAAATATTTCAACTCAACATTTCTTTGTAAGAGCAACGAATAGAGAATTTAACTATTCTAATAACCCTACATATGTAGATTCTGACGGATTCTTTACCGAACCAACATTTGAAACTGACCCTCAGACATTTGTTACAACCGTAGGTCTTTATAATGATTCAAACGAACTTATTGCTGTGGCAAAAACTTCTCAACCAATTGTTAAATCATTTGATAAAGAAGTTTTAATTAAAGTTAAACTTTCATTTTAATCAATAATTATTTTAGATAAAATGATAAACCCCCCTAATCAAAGGGGGTTTTTCATTTATAGAATATTTATATAAAAGAAAATAATAGATGTTAAAACAAATTCCAAAATCCGATATTATAGTAAGACCTCTCAAAGTTTATAAAGAATGGAGATTGGATGAAAATGATATTAATCCTATTTTTGCTAAAAGTGGAAGTATTGGAGATTATGATGCAGAAATTGAAGAAAAATCATATGGATTTTCTAAAATAAGTTTATTCCGTTCTATAAAAGCACAATTTTATACAAACTCAGCCACAGCATCTGTATTAACAGAAGTTGGGTTACGAAAATCTTATGCATCAACAGATGAAAGAATTTTAGAAAATGAAATGGCAGTGTTTTCAGTACCACAAAGATATTATGGTGAGGGAATAAAAGTTGGTACTGTTGTATTAGAAGATGAGCAATTAGGGAGAACATATACAGATGATGGATATTCTAATTTAAAATATGGTAATCAGATAAAAGGTAATATATTTTATGATAGGGGATTGATAGTTGTAGCTAAAGATGTAGTTAGTGGATCTGTATTATCTCAATTTACTTTAAACTTTCGTTCTACAAAAACAATATATGAAAATGAAATATTCATACCAGTATTGGAGGGAGAATTTAATTTTTCACAAAACCCATCAGCGGTATATGAAGATGGTGGCAGAAAAATTAATATAACTACAAGTAGAGCCGAATCACTACGAAAAAAACCAAATGATTTAGTTACTACATCTTTTTATGATGCTGGAATTAAAAATGTAAGAAATTCAAAATATCCATATGTTTCTAAATTAAATAGCGGAAAATTTGGTAGTTTTGACGATTTTGAATATAGTGGTTCAATAGACCCAACCGGTTCTTATTTAGCTCCATATATTACAACAATTGGATTGTATGATGACTCATTAACATTGGTAGCGGTTGCAAAATTACCACAACCAATTAAATCAGAACCAAACTATCCAATAAACTTTATCATACGTTTCGATACATAACGTTATATTTATACTAAATAAACACATATAAAAATGGCAAGCATTGTTGATATATACACAAAATCAACTCCTAAAACAGGAGTAGCTAATATTAAAGGTGGAGATAAAACTCCAATAAGTGCCGATGGTGGGACAAACCTATCAACGGATGAAACCAAACTTAGCAAAGCTAGAAAAGGTGCAGTGAATACTACAAAAAAGTATTCAGAACTTTTCAAAAAATAATCAATGAGTTGGATATTTAATGGAAATATTGTTACGGAGGAAAACACACCGGAAGGTGCAGTTGGGTTTGTCTATAAAATGATACACATACCAACTGGTAGATTTTATATAGGGAAGAAATCCCTAAATCAGGTTCGAAGATTGAAGCCCCTTAAGGGCAAGACTAGAAAAAGAGTTGTTAGAAGTGCTTCCGATTGGGAGAAATACTATTCATCAAACGAATGGATTAAATCCGAAGTAAAAGAAGGTAGAGCTGGTGATTTTGAAAGAGAAATTATCCAGTTTTGCTTTTCAAAGAAATCCTTATCATATTACGAAATTAAATGGCAGTTTCATTACGATGTACTGGCCAACGAACAATCAATAAACGAAAACCTTATGGGAAAATTCTTCCGTAGGGATATTATAAACCCATAGTTATGACAATACCTGAAATCGCAAAAAAGTACGGAATCTCCGAAGCTTACTTAAATGCAAAAGATGATGCACTTCAAATAGCAGCTGCATCTTTAATAGACCTTAAAGGAATGGTAAACAACAATGTACCAAGAGAACAAATTGCTAACAAATTACAATTCTTAGCAGACTTCCTTTATGATGTAAAGAATTCCAACCATTAATTAGGTTATATCGGATAATTTTCGTATATTTGAGATAATAATATCCAAACTATGCTATCTGGTAGGAATAAATTACAAATAATTACAATATTAGATTCTACACTCGGAGTGGGTTCATCCTTAAAGGGAAACGAACAGGCACATCATTGTCCATTTTGTAATCACCATAAAAAGAAACTTCAAGTAAATTTAGATACACAAAGATGGCACTGCTGGGTGTGTGATTCTAAGGGTAGGAGTATATATTCTCTACTTCGCAAACTCAATGTGGATGTTAGGGACCTGAATAAGGTTAAAGATGTATATGGGGATGAACCTGAATATGATTCTAAGGAAGAATATGTAGTTAAGTTACAATTACCAAAAGAATTCAAACAATTGTACTTTTGTCCAAAAAGCGTTAATCCCGCCTACAATCAAGCCCTTCATTATTTAAATAAAAGAGATATCACAAAAGCTGATATCGTAAAGTATAACATCGGATATTGTGAGGACGGATTATATGGTGGTAGGGTTATTATACCTTCTTACGATGATAGTGGTGACCTTAATTACTTTGTAGCTCGTTCTTTCTACGAAGATGAGCCGTACAAATATAAGAATCCGCCAATTAGTAGAGATGTAATTGTGTTTGAGAATCAAATCAATTGGAACGAGCCAATTACTTTAGTGGAAGGTGTATTTGATTCGTTTTCAGTAAAGAGAAATGTAATCCCATTATTGGGTAAGTTTTTACTTAGCAAGTTAAAAAATAAAATTATGGAAAAGGGTGTTAAGGATGTAACAATTATGTTAGATTCTGATGCCGTTGATGATTCCACCAAACATACCGAATGGTTTATGAAAAATGGAATTAAAGTAAGGAACATTATACCAACTGATAAAGATGCTGGTGAAATGGGATTTAAAAAAGTAAACGAACTCCTAAAGGGAGCAAAACAAACTGGATGGGATGACTTAGTTCTATCCAAACTAAATAATATATGATAGACTACTCAATACTATTACAAGGAAGAATAGAATCTAAATCAATGGACTTTTGGGTAAATAATTATAAAGATAAAAAAATTTATGTATCCATTTGGGAAGATGATATTGATTATAATTTTCCTGAAAATTGGCAAATAATAAAAAACAAAAAACCAAATCCTAGATTAACAAATTATAATTTAGATTTGCAAGTATTATCTACTTTGTATGGATTAGAAAAAATAAATACTAAATATGTTATAAAACTAAGATGTGATGAATATTGGTCTAATTTAGATTTGATATTAAATATGGTAAGTGATGAACCCCATAAGATAATATGTGGTTCATTATTCTTTAAAGAAATTGGAATGCATCCATTTTCAATATCCGACCATATAATAGCTGGTACATTGAATAATATAAAATTAATGTTTCAATCCACTTTAAATAATTTAAAAAATAATTTTTGGAATATGAGAGTACCAGAATCTCAACTTGGATTATCTTATCTATGGAATGTAGAACCATCCTTAAAAGAAAAAATAAAAGATATAAACATTTATGATTCATATCATCCAGACCCAAAACCATTTAATTCAAACGACACTGTAAAATTAATAAAAGATAGTTTGGCATCTATTGAATTGTTTTCAAATAGAATAAAAAACGAATTACTATTTGATAATATTAATTGGTATAATGTAAAAAAATGGAGGAATATTATAGAATATTCTGTCAATGATATTAAACGATTTTTAGAAAAAAGTGAATACCCAGATATAAACGAAAAAGAATTAATAAAAAAACATTTCAATATAATTGATGTTAATTTATTAAAACCATTTTTAGCAACATTTATAGATAATAATGGTGAACGAAATTGGATTGATTCTCATTTCGATGAGTATCTTTGTATAAATAATTTAAATAATATATGAGGTTAAAAAGAATTTATCACATTGCGGATATACACATCCGTAACATTAAAAGACACAAAGAGTTTAGAGAAGTATTTTACTCAATGTTTGAAGAAATCAAAAAGAGAGGAACTGAAGATTCTATTATCTATTTAGCTGGAGATATAGCTCACGCTAAATTAGAGATGAGTCCTGAATTGGTAAGTGAGATTAGTTGGTTGTTTACTGAATGTAACAAATTATGTCCTACTATTGTAATCGCTGGTAATCACGATTGTAATATGAATAATTCAGATAGATTGGATGTACTTACTCCAATCGTTGATGCATTGAAGTTACCAAACCTAACGTATTTAAAAGATACGCAAGTTTACGGAATTGGAGATGTTGATTTTGCAGTATTCAGTATATTTGATAACAAAGATAATTGGCCCAAAGCTGATACTATATTTGCAAATAAAAAGATTGCACTATTTCACGGACCTGTTGATAACTCTACAACCGATGTGGGTTATGTAGTTAGTAGTAGACACTTTACAACTGATATATTTGATGGATACGATTTAGCCCTTTTAGGTGATATACATAAAAGACAAGAGATGGTATCACCAAGCGGATGTAAGATTGTGTACGCTGGTTCTTTGGTACAACAAAACTTCGGTGAAACATTAGATAAGCACGGATTCTTAGTTTGGGATTTAGATACAATGACCTATGAGGAAGTTGATATCCAAAATGATTATGGGTATTATACTATGGATATCGTAAATGGTGTAGTGCCGGATGTAATTAATTTACCAAAGTTTCCAAGACTTAGAGTAAGATTTGCTGAGACCGATGCCGCAGATACAAAGCGGGCAATAACTGAAATCAAAATAAAGTATGGAGTTGAAGATTTTACAATCATAAAAACGGATAGTTTAGCAAAGAAAAAAACTGGTGATAGAGATAACCAAATAGAACTTGAAGATATTACGAATGTTAATTATCAAAACTCTTTAATAACCGATTATATACAAAGGATGATGCCATTTGTAACGCCGGAAGATATATTAGGAATCCAATCATTGAATAAAGAAATTAATAGTAAGATAGTAATAGATGACTTAACCCGAAACGTACAATGGAAGCCGTTAAGGTTTGAATTCTCTAATATGTTTTCCTATGGTGAAGATAATATAATTAATTTTGATAAGGTTAGCGGACTAATGGGATTATTTGCACCAAATGCTAGTGGAAAATCATCTCTATTTGATGCGATATCATTTTGTTTGTTTGACAGATGTAGCAGGACATTCAAAGCAAGTAATATACTAAACAATCGTAAATCAGACTTCCATTGCCAATTGGACTTTAATGTAGAGGGTATCCCTTACTATATAAGGAGAGAAGCAAGGATGGTTAATAATGGAAGGAACGTTAAAGTAGATGTTCAATTCTGGAGGGTAAAGGATGGTATATCAGAATCCCTTAATGGAACTGAAAGGAGAGATACTAACTCCGTCATTGAACAATACGTTGGTAGGTATGAAGACTTTGTACTTACTGCACTATCTTTGCAGGGAAACAATACCTTATTCATTGATAAATCACAATCCGAAAGGAAAGACCTGATGGCCCAATTTATGGGATTGGATATATTCGATAAATTGTACGAGGCTGCTAATGAAGACATTAAGGAAGTGAGTGCACTTATCAGAAATTTCAAACGTACTGATTTTACAACCGAATTAGCGACAAAAGAAACCGACCTAAAGGAATCAAAAAAAATTGTAAACGAGTTAGAGATAACCCTTAAAGATTTGAATAAAAAAAAGGACGGAATCCAAAATCAAATATCTGACCTAAAGGAATCACTAACCCCAATTGATAGTCGATTAGAACTATCCACGTTAGAGGCAGCGAAGGGCAGCATTGAGAGCAAATTGGTAACTAACAGAAAGGATAGGGAAGATAAAGAAAGTAGGATAAACGAATACAAAACACTTTTAAATGAAGTATCACAATCCATAAATCAACATTCGGAAATAAATGGATTATCAATAGATGATGCCAAAAAAGAGTGGGATTTAGCAAAGGGTAAAATTGCAGATGTACAACAACAAATAGATAGATTAGAATCACAATACGAATCTAATTTGGATAAGTTAAAACATTTGGAACAACATGAATATGACCCTAATTGTCAGTATTGTATGGATAATGTATTCGTTAAGGATGCAATCGCTACCAAAGAAGTTGTTAAAACACAAGAATCTCAATTAGAAACTCTTAACATCGGTCACCATGCTTTAATCAAAGCAACTGAACCTTTTTCTGATGTTGAAGATGTATGGGGTAGTTTAGTAGAACTTCGTAACAAATATCAAAAAGGTGAAATCATTATACAAAAAACACAAGCGGAGTGGGATGGTTTAGGAACTCAATATGAACTCCTAATAACACAGCTTTCCGGAATAAAAGCGGATATCAATAGGTACAATGCAATATCAGAAACCATACTACAAAATAAAGAAATAAATGAACGCATTAAAACTTTAGAAATTCAAAAAAAGGAATTTGATAAAGATATTTCAGATACAAATAAAAAGATTTTACAAAAAACTGGTGAAATTGGTTCTATTGATTCATTTATTAATACCACTCAAGCAAAGATAAGTGAGGTAAAAGATTTAGAAAATAAAAATACACTTTACACTTATTATTTAGATGCGGTAAAAAAAGATGGAGTACCGTATGAACTTATTTCCAAAGCAATGCCTGTAATTGAAAATGAAGTAAATAATATATTAGCACAGGTTGTAGATTTTTCACTTTCAATGGATACGGATGGTAAAAATATTAATGCAAAACTTGTCTATGAAGACCAAGAGTGGACATTGGAAATGGGTAGTGGTATGGAAAAATTTATTAGTGGATTGGCAATCAGAGTAGCACTTATAAACATATGTGGGTTACCCCGTCCAAACTTCTTAGTAATAGATGAAGGATTTGGTACATTGGATGCAGATAACCTATCATCTCTATTTATGATGATGCAATACCTTAAAACTCAATTTGATTTCATTTGGGTAATTTCTCACTTAGAACAAATGAGGGATATTGTAGATGGGCTGATAGAAATAAAAAAAGAAAACGGATTTTCTAAGATTAAATTTTAATACCAATCTTTTCAGTAATAATATTATGTACAGTATCTATAATAGAACTACCATTACTCTTTGCATATAATTTCAACATTTGATATCATCTTTCTACTTTTAAAATATTAGAATTTGATATTTTAATATTTACATTTTTTTTAATTAATTTAGCTACAAACGCTCCTATTTTTAAATCATTATTTTTACAATGCTCTTTTAATAAAATATACGCATCTTCTGGGATTTGGACCATTTTATATTTCATAATTTTAGTTTTTTTTAGTTTTCTAAAATAAATATCAAAATAATTATTTTTTATTAATATTTATTAACAAATAATCATAGAATCAAATGCCGATAATAAAAAAATATGCTGAAACATTAACAGCACCATTAACAAATTATAATACGTTTTTGGTAGATGATAACCCCAATTCAACTTATTTCAAAATAACTGAATTTGCCAATACATTTACTGGCGGTAAAAATGGGTTTTTAATCGAAGGCTCTCCATATCTAAAAGAAACAACTGAAATAAAAATTCAAATATTAGATGTTAATGGAGACCCAATATATTATGAGCCTGGTAATGGTGTTCCTGAATACTATGAGGGATTATCAAAATTAATTGCAGTTTATGTTTATGAAGATACTCCAATTGGGGAAGCTAAGATTACAATTTTAGGAGAAGCAAAAAATTACATAGATGTAGATGGGATAACGCAAGAAATTCCAGATGAGTGGAAAAGTGTTTATAATTTAAAATGGGAAAAAACATTTAAAGTAAACAGATTACTTTCCAATGAAGATAAAGTTAGATTTTATAAAAGACCGGTTGTTAATATTACCGAAATAGTAAAACCAATATTTTCAAACGTTGTTGCACAAAAAACACAAACGGGTTCAGTAAATGGTACATCACAAACTCCTGTAGCTGGGCAACCATTATTAAATTATGCATCACCAACTTCATATCTACTAACTACGGTAGGTAATGCATTTTGGACAGCATCAGTAGTTGATACTTATTTAGAATTTCCAAATTTAGATTATAGACCATTAGTAACTGAAATAATAAATGACAGACAAATTATTGTTCAACCACCATATAGCGATACTTCATTGGGTTCGGCTGCTCCAGTTGAAAATTTTACAAATGAAGGATTTACCGCATCTTTTAATTATACAGAAGGAGTTGATAATTTAAAAACGGCATTGACTGGTTCTTTTGCTAAAATTAATATCCTAGATTTAACTACATTTGTTGGAGATGTTGCTAGAGTAAAAATATTTAGAAAATCACAATCAGATTTAGCGGATTATCAATTTATTCAGGAAATACAATTAGAATCAAATGAATTACTTATAGATTTAGAATCTCAAATAAAAAATCAAGAATTCTATGGAATTTTTGATAAAGAAAATTTTAAATCACAACACCCAACTGGGTATTGGGTAACATCATCAAATTCTTTAACAACAACATTTAATCAAGATTATTTATTTAATTCGGTAAAATTAGATGGAAACTTATCATCGAATTATTATTACACATCAAAATCATTTAATCTAACCGAAAATACAGAATATACAATTGGATTAAATTACAGAGGAAATAGTACAACCATAGGACAATTAGGTCAACTTAGAGTTTTTATTAGTGGTTCTAAAGATTCGGTAATTGGTGGAGATGAACAAGATATAGTAACATTTAAAGCGGATTCATCTGTTATTTTACAAAAACAAATAGCGTCTGTAAATTTTAAAGCTGAAAATTTTACAAATTCAAAACTATATTTTGATGTAAAAGGAACTGGATGGCATATAGCTGATGTAAGTTTAAGAGCCGCTCAAGAAACGGCATATTCTCCTGATGAGATAACATTTATACAATCAGTGCCAAGAAGTTTACCAATTGAAACCTTTGATTATCGTTTTGAATTTTATGATATAAATAACAACTATGTTCCCGTATTAGTAGAAGAATCTAAAACATTTGATGGGGGTAATTTACAAACAATTAGAAAACAATTAAGATTAATAGCATCGAGTGCAGGATTTCAATTTGATTCTGGTTCTAATCCAGTACCACCTACAATTATAACAATAGAGGAAGAAAAAACTTTACTAACAGGTTCGGTACATTATACATCGGCATCATTTGATTTTTTTGGAAACACATTATCTTCATCACAATATACCCAATCTATATATCAACAGCCAATACCACTTTATTCTGGTAGTGGACAATATCCTGGTGTATTGCAGGGAATAGGAACTGGTAATGTTTTTATGAGAGTTCAGGATTTCACAGGATCTAGAACTGATATAAATGTTCAATTGGTAAAGATAACCGGAGAATGTGAAGGATTCACCGATACAATTAATATATACAAAATATTGGATGGATTTGGCGGAGTAAACCACATTATTAGACCGTTTAGAGGAACTCAAATTAGAAATAGTAGCACTTCATCTTTGGAAATTCAAGCGGTAAGAATTGATGGTATAAATGATATTTTATTAAGTAAACAATCTTACAAAAACTTTTCTGATATCCAACTACACATTATATCTCGTTCAAAAAATTATGAATCAAATCCAAATTTAGAACCTGATAAATTTGTAAACTTATCATACGTTACTGCAAGTGGCATGATTTATGGGTTAACAACTGGCTCTATTGGTACAAGTCAAATAGATTATAATGCAGTATTCAATAGAGATTCAATAGATTTTAGAAGAACAATTTTCTTAATACCATCATCTTCTAATGCGGGTAAATTTGCATATGAAGTATCTTCTTCTATATTGGCATCAATCATATTGGAAGATTTACAAGATGGTTTAGATAGTGGTAAAGTATTATTTAATGTAGATACGTTTACAATAAATCCGAGAATTGAAAATTTATTTAGACCAACATTTGCATTCGCAACATCATCATTTGCAAAAAGAGGTACTGCGGGCGAAAATGAAAACATAACATCATCATTTCAGGTATATCCATCAATGTCAATTAATAAAGATTGGGTACCTGAATATTGGTTATATTATCATACACAAAGTTTAGACCCAACTTTAACGGTTGTTGCTAGAGATGAGAATAAAAATATAATACCATCACAAACACCAACTGGCAATGTTAGGAGTCCTTTAAATCAAAGTAAAAATTTAACATTAACATTTGTTTATACTGAGCCTTGGACTTCGGCATCGGTGAGCATTGATAAAACATTTACAATTGTACCGGAAGGTAAGCAAGGAGATGAAAGTATTGTATTTGAAGTAAATCCGATATCAATTACGCTTGGAGCAAACTCAAGAGGGGTTATAAATGATTTTAGACCATCTATTACTGATATTAAATTAAAGCAAGGTGCTTCCTATCTTGCGTTTAGTTCAAGTGCTTATACTTTAAATGATTTAAGTACACATGGTACTTTTTATATAGCAACTTCTTCTATAATTGAAAAAAATGTTAAAGCTGGTAATGTACAATTTACATCATCATTTGGAGTACCATATACATCATCATTGATAGTAAGTGCTTCATCTAATATGAGAGAATTAAGTGGAAGTATTGAGTATCCATTAATTATACATCCATACTTTACATCTTCAATTTATACGGCGAGTGTGGTTGTTAATTATACTAAGGTATTAGAAGGAGCTCCACCAATTCAAATATTGATATCACCACTATCACCATCATTGATAGCAGATGAAGTTGGATTTGTTACTAATACAAATTATGCAGCTGCTAATACAACAATTCAAGTAAAAGAAGGAGATGATTTTTTAAGATTTACAACTCAATCAACTGATCCTGGTACTTGGAGAATAAATAAAGTAGAAACTAGTAGTTCATTAGGAATATGGCCTATTAGAACTGGCTCTGGTACTGATTTTACAAGTCCAACGTTATTTAATACACATGGACCTAGTTCATCATCATTTAGTACAGCAACTTTAAATTTTAATAGATTTGATTATCCATATGTTTCGGCTAATGCAATATATACCATTCAAGTATATCCGTTTGCATTAGGAGCCGGACATCTATATACATCATCTATTTTTACTCGTACTCAAACATTTACAAAAAACGTAACACCACCCAAAGCACGTAGTGTTGATTTTAAAGCATCTTCATATACAGTAAACTATGATAGAAATGGTAGAGTTAGTGCTTTATCTAATAATCCAATTATATTATCTGCAACTGCATTTAATACAACATCATCTGCGGATAAAGTATATTTTTCTATATACGATGTTGCCTTAGATGGTTCTGAAACATTTAATTCACAATTTGTTGGTTCTGGAAATCCCGCTTTTTGTGATTTGTTTGACCAAGTGAACTATTCTGATATAGCACCTGATACACAAAAAACATTTAAAGTTAAAATAACAGACGGAAATCCATATACATCTCCAACTGTAAACCCATATAGAGCAGAAGCTCAATTAACCATATCTGGTGTAAAGGCAGGGGCTGATTCATATAAACTCGCTTCAACCAATGATAATTGTTCTATAACTGCGGATTTGTGGACAACAAATATTACCGGTACGGGAATGAAAATAACAACATTCAATGGTAATGAACAACTAACAAACGCAAATCCATTACCACTTCCTAACAATCCAAATGATTTAGATTTTAACAATGAACCAATTGGGGTATTAGGATTTTCATCAGCATCCATTGTTTACAAAGATAATTGGATTAATCAATCAACCGTATTTCCTCTCACTACAACCAATCCGGCAACAATTGGAGATATAATTAGTTGGACTTCACCAGCTGTAAATACATCTGGAAAAATTGTATATAGAGTAGATTTTGAAGGAGATTCCTCATCAACTAATGTGCTGGTAAGACCATTAGCTAGACAAATACAATTTGTAACTCAATCAATATCTGTACAATTTACACCACCTGCTCCTTATGCGGTGACAATGACAAATGAAAATGCATCAGTAGTTTATAAGGTATCCGGAGAATATGATATAACAGGAACAAGTAACATTATTAGAGCATATAGGGGTAATCTTGAATTAACAAATACGGCATCTTTTGTTGGACCTGGCGGTGGACAATATGATGCTTTTGGTACATTTGGATTTCCAAATAAATGTAGAGTAAGTTTATCATCAAAACCAGGTCATATTACTTTAGCCGGCGGTTTAACTGCCGGCGGATTCATAAGTGGAACTCCTGCAACAATTGGAAGTATTACCGGTTGGGATGATCCTGTAAATAATCCAACCGCAGAAATTGTTTATCAAATAGATTGTGAATATTCTGGAAGTATTGTAAGTGGAAGCACTATATTTAAAACACAATCATTATCAATACAATATGAAGGTAATACAGGACCTGGTATTGTAATGAGAGGTATTTGGAGTGGTAGTGTTGATTACATCGGTGCGGTTGAAACTACAAATAAACGTAGAGATGCGGTAATATGGCCTAATCCATCAAACTATAATAACGAAACTCATTATTGGGCAGCTGCAAGTGGCTCGGGTCCTAATACTGGAAAAAAACACAACCCAGCAATAATTGTAGGACCTCAACAACCGGATAATGGTGGTTCTGCGGCACCTTGGGTTGATAGTGACCATTGGCAATATTTGGGTGAAGAAGAATTCTTTGTAGCAGCTAAGATTGCAATATTTGAAGAATCATTTGTAAAAAATACAATTAACGTTGGAGTTAAAGATATAAACACTCCATTCGCAAATATTGTAATTGCGGGTGGAAGAACTGACCCATATATTGCAATTGGACAAACTGGTACTGCGGGAACTGCGGGAACTGCGGGTTCATCGGCAGCAGCTACCGGAGTTATAGGATATGATAGACCGGGTGTATTTTTAGGAATATATGAAAATGGCGCAGCTGGTACTACCGGTAGGCTCTCAATCAAAACCACTTCTACTTCTGGAAAGGGAATGTTTTGGGATGGTGATACTTTAACAATTATAGGAGCAATTAGACAACTTGAACCAGGAGTTAGTGAAGGTTCATTAAGAGGAGCTTGGACGGCTGGTGATACCTATTTCACAAATGATATAGTTTCATATGCCGGCCAGAGTTGGCAATGTACATCGGCTCAAGCACAAAATTATCAACACATTGCAACAAATAATACAAACGCACTAACAGGATATCCTGGTTCAGGTCCTTGGTCAATTGCGGCCTCAGCAGGAACATCCGGTACTGCGGGTAGTGGTGGTACTGCGGGAACTGCCGGAACTGCAGGTGGACCCGGTCCTGGTGTAGTATATAGAGGACCGTGGACTCAGGGTGTACAATATTTTAGAGACCCAGCATCTCCAGCATTATCTACAAGACGTGATGTTGTAAAAGGAAGTGATGGGCAATACTATCTTTGTAAAGTAACACATACCCCAGCTGATACAACTACAAAACCTACTACTGGTGGTAGTTACACAACATATTGGGAATCATTTGGAGCAACATTTAGTTCGGTTGCAACTGATATTTTATTAGCGCAAGATGCAACTATTACTCGTGGTTTAGTATTAGGACAAGAAAGTAGTACGAGTGGATTTATAAGGAGTGCAGATGTATCATCATTGATAACGGGTTCAGCTCCAGGATTTTATTTAGCAGAAGATGGACAATTTAGATTTGGAAATAATCCTGATGATGTTCACTTCGCAGTAGGTAGTAAACCACCATATATGCGTTGGGATAATGCAACTTTAACAATTAGAGGAAAAATCGAAACCGATGCGAATACTGTTTCTCAAATTGGTGATTGGGAAGTTTCGGACGGAAATTTTCAACATAATAGTGAACAAATTGTTTTAGATGCATCTCTTAAACAAATTAAGATTTCCGATTCTAGTAATGTACCAAGAGTATTTATTAAGCAAGGTGAAGTTACAATCCCATCATCAGGCACCTCAGTTAACATTGATGCTCCTGCATCATATAACTTTGGAAGTTATGGCACCAGTACATATACGAGTTTGGGAAGTCTATATGTACAACAAGAGACACTTGATACTGTTGGAGTTGTTATTGCAGATGCAGGTACATATGTTTTAGCTTCCCCAAACTTTGGAAGTGATTATATAACATTGGAATCGGATAGTAATTTTATTAATGGATATGCAAGCGTTAGTGTATCAATAGAATGTTGGACAACTGCCGCACGCAGTGGTACGAATATTTCAAATCAAACCATAGCGTATAATAGTGGCATGACTGGTCCATCCGAAACTGATTACACTTCTATGAGTGGTGGAACGTTTTCGGTGACGTTTCCAACGGCGGGTACTTATTATTTCCATACAGTGACAAGTCTATATGGATACATTCCCTATACGGCAACCTTGATTGTTTATGGACAGATAGACCCAGCTTCGATAGCACCATCACTACAATTCGCGCAAACTGAAATTGGCAGAGATGGATTGATTGTTCTATCAAATGCCACAAACTACGCTTCAGTTAAAAGAACTACAACTACACCAATCATACAAATAGCAACAGATGGGTCCTATCCTGGTATACAAATTACAAACACCAACGTATCAGCAACAGCAAAAGCAATTGAGGTATTGGCGGGTGATGTGACCGTATCTGGTGCTGGAAATAACATATTGATAGCGGGTGGTTACATTGGAACATCCAACACAAGTGGTGGTATTCGTTTTGGAACAGATGGAACTAATTCAAAGATGACTGGGCAAAATTGGCCATCGCAAACAGCAAACGTTGCAACCGCACGCTTAAGACCTGGTAATACCGTATTTGGTATATCTGGTAGAGAATTGATATTTGATTCATCTACTATAAGAATTAAAACGGATATAGAAGATTATCCAAATAGTGCATATGATAGTATAAAAAAATTAAAACCTATTTTATATACACCTTTGCAAGTAGTTAATAGTACTACATACGAAACAAATGGTAAAGAAGATTATTCGATGACATATCCGATGCCAAACGCAAAAGAATACATTGGTAAAATGGGTGGATTTATAGCAGAATGGTTAGATGAGGATCCTGAATTAAGAAGATATGTTTCTTATGGAGTTAGTGGAAGTCTAGTAACAACAGATTCATTATCTTATGACAAAATAGTAGTTCCACTAACAAAAGCAGTTCAAATATTAATGGATAAAGTGGAAGCTTTAGAAGCATACATAAGTTCTTCAAAAATATAAAAACTATATATTTATATATATAAAAAATAATATTATGGGATTACAAACTGAAAAATTAGAAGAAAGTATTTTATCAAAGATAAAAGAACTTAATAACCGCAAAAACGAACTAATTGCAAATGCAGGACAATTGCATTTGGATGTAGCTGAATTGAATAAAATCATATTAGTTATAGAAGATGAATATGTTCAAACAAATAAAGAATTAAATATAATCTTAGCCGATTTAAATCAAAAATATCCAAACGGAGAAATTAATTTAGTAGAAGGTAATGTAACTTTCTAAAATAAATTTGGTTATTTTAAAAAAAATTCGTATATTTGTTACAATATGGCAAAGAAAAAGTTACTTTATGTCTGTCCACATCTTTCTACCGGCGGACAACCTCAATATACATACAAACAGGTAAAGCATTTTATCAATGAGTTTGAAATCGAAATTGTTGAAATAAACAATAGTGGTGGTGATGCTTTCGTGGTTCAAAAAAATAGAATCAAATCATTAGTACCTATACACACACTTGGAGATAACAAATCACAAATAGTTGATATTATAAATGTATTCCAACCTGATATTATACATTTTCAAGAGATACCACAATTCGATTTAGCAACAAACATATTAGACAGAATATTTTCAGATAAACGAAAGTATTTTATAGTAGCATCAACACATGGTTCATTGACAAATCCATCTGAAATATCTTATCATCCTGATAGATATGTTTTAGTATCCGAATGGAGTAGACAGAAATTTATTGATACTGGAGTAGAAACTGATGTATGGGAATACCCTATTGAAGAATATGCATTTGATAAATCAGCTGCTCAAAAAGAATTAGGATTAGACCCAACTTGGAAACACATACTTAATGTTGGATTATTTGCACCTGGTAAAAATCAGGCTGAAATATTTGCAATAGCAAGACAATTAGAAAAGTATAAAATTAAATTTCACTTTGTAGGAAATCAAGCTGGTAATTTTGAACATTATTGGGGTCCATTGATGAAATTTGTTCCTGATAATTGTATTATATGGGGAGAAAGAAATGATGTGGATAAATTCTATTCAGCGTGTGATATGTTTTATTTTAGTTCTAAATTAGAATTAAACCCATTGTCTGTAAAAGAAGCATTGAGTTATAAATTACCTTCTATATTTAGAAAGTTATATACATATTTGGATACATACGATACCAATCCATTAGTAACTTATATAGATGATGATTTAAAATTAACTAAACGAATTATTTTAGAAAAATTACAACCTGAATTTAATGAAGTACCTGGTTATTTTTCTTACAATGATTTATACGATTATGTTGCTGATAATGTTACACCTAATTCTACATTGGTTGAGGTTGGAACTTGGCTTGGTAAATCCGCAAACTATTTGTTAGATAAACTTAAAGAATTAAAAAAAGAAGTTAATTTTGTAACAATAGATACTTTCAAAGGAACTGATGATGAGGAGTTGCACCAAAATATTGTAGGAGCATTTAATGGAGATATATTTTATGAATTTATAGATAATACAGTTCTTTCAAATAATTATGGTTCGTTTGATATTATAAAAGATACTTCACATAATGCAGCTAATCAATTTACAAATAATAGTATTGATTATATAATGTTAGATGCTGGACATTCATACGAAGATGTTACTAATGATATAAAAATATGGTATAATAAAATAAAACCAGGTGGTATTATTAGTGGGGATGATTATGGTGGAAGTTATTTTCCAGGCGTAACACAAGCGGCAGATGAATTCTTTTATAAACAATTTAGTAGAGGATTTAGAACTTGGTATCGTAAGAAACCTCGTATTCAAATAAAGCATATGTTGACTAGACCGGATGATATGAGAGAAAGAGTATCTATTCAATCTATTAAACAATTGGAAAAATATGGAATGTATTATGAACCAATTGTAAACCAACCATACGAAGGATTTGCGCCTGCTGAGAATTGTAGAAGGCCTGAACATATAAGTAAAGATAATAAACCGGGAGAATTATATCCTGGTGCAGGTTTAGGATGGATGACAGGTAGACACTACGGATGTTATTTGGCACATAGAATGGCATTAGAAACTATGGATACTGAAAACTTTGATTACACTTTAGTATTTGAAGCAGATGCATTTATCTATACTGGATTAGAAGAATTTGTTGAGATAGTACATAGAGCATGTTTCTTATCGGAAAGAGATGATGTACCATTCATTTCATTCGCAGATAATCCATCGAGAAGTAAAGAAAAAATAGATGAGTTGTTTTCAAAAACAGCACCGAATCAAGACCTTGCACATTGTTATTTAATTCCAAATAGAGAAAAGCAATGGTGGGCAGATAGATTAAAAGATTGTGGTTGGGATGTTGGAGACCTTTGGTATAATCACGTATTTGCTAATTATCCAAGACCACGTTATACAACTAACAAATTGTATAGTAAACAAGCGGAAGGATTTTCTTTATTAGATTTAACAGTTAAAACTTGGAGTTAATGATATACGATAATTTAAAGAAAAATAAAAACAATATAGTTGAAGTAAAAAATAAAGTAATAATTTATTTTGTCAATGGTCCATATGTGGAAGTACAGGGAAATATAAGTTCTGATTATACCGTTGAATTTATAGATAACAAAAGTGGAAAAATTTATTATTCAACTACAATAAAAAATAATTGTTGGTGTAAATGTAGTATAGAATATTTTGTAGAGTGGAATATAAAAATTTATGAAAATGGAAAATTGTGGTATGAATATCTTTACGATGCAAAGGATAAACGTGTATATATAGCAATAGATTCAAAGGCATTAGGAGATTCATTGGCTTGGTTTGCATATGTAGATGAATTTAGAAAAAAACATAATTGTAAGGTAATAACTTCAACATTTATGAATCATATGTTTATAGACCAATATCCTGAAATATCATTTGTGGAGCCAGGAACAAATGTAGAAGGACTATATGCAATGTATAAAATTGGATTGTTTTATAACGATGATAGTAGAATTAATCTTTATAAAAATCCAATAGACCCAAAAGCACAAACAATGCAAAAAATGTGTTCTGATATATTGGGATTAGATTTTGTAGAAGTAAAACCTAAAATTAAAAAAAGAAACTTACAAATAGACCCATCACTTAAACAAGTTTGTATCGGTGTATTTGGTACAGCACAATCCAAATTTTGGAATAATCCAACAGGATGGCAGACTGTTGTTGATTGGTTAAATAACAAAGGATATACGGTAAAATTACTTTCAAAGGAAGGGGATGATTATATGGGAAACAAATTACCAAAAGGAGTAGTTCAACATCCACACGGTCCTTTGGAATTAGTTATGGATGAAATGTTAAAATCAAAAGCATTTATTGGTATAGGTAGTGGATTAAGTTGGTTAAGTTGGAGTTTAAATGTACCAACTGTTTTAATAAGTGGATTCTCATACGATTGGGCAGAAATGGAAGATTGTGTAAGAATTGCTGCACCAAAAGGAAAATGTGAAGGTTGTTTTAATAGAGTGAGATTAGACCCATCTGATTGGAATTGGTGTCCAGACCACAAAGGTACTGAAAGACAATTTGAATGTACAAAATTGATAACATCTGAAACGGTAATAAAAGAATTAGAAAAATTTTTGTAATGAAAAAGATTTGGGTAAATGGAACATTTGATGTGTTACACATTGGACATATTAGACTTATATTACACGCAGCATCTTTGGGTGTATTAAGAGTGGGTATCGATACTGATGAAAGAGTTCGTTCAAAGAAAGGAATAGAAAGACCTTTTAATAAATTAGATGACCGTATGGAATTCTTATCTGCTATTGCTGGTGTTAATTCAGTTGTATCGTTTGATACAGATGATGAACTTCGTAATTGTATAAAAGAATGGGATACGGATATAATGGTTATTGGTGGTGAATACAAATATAAAGAAATAATAGGATTGGAGAATGTACCTAGTATTGAATTTTTTGAAAAAATAGAAGGATTTAGTACAACTAATATATTAAAAAATAAAAAGTAATATACTTATATATATAAAAACAAAAACAAAAACTTATGGCAGAATTAGATAAAATCCCACAAAAACAATCAATTGAGATTGAATCGGTAAAATTAGATGAAGGTGTATTAAAAAGCATCACCGAGCTAAACGATAAAGCGGCATCGATTATTCAAGAATTTGGAAAAATCTATGTTAGGAAAAAAGAAATTGAATTAGATATAATCTCTATGGATGAATTTTTAGTACAAGGACAAGAAGAATTAGCAGCTACTAATAAAGAATTAAGAGATATACTCGATGCTTTAGATGAGCAATATCCTCAAGGTAGAGTTAATATACAGGATGGTACAATTCAATACCAACCTGGAGCACCTACTAGAAAACAACAAGCTGAACAGCAAAGACAACAAGCTCAACAACCGGCTAGTTCTGGTATGAAAGTTGTAAAAGAATAATATCCAATATTTATATAGTAAGATAACTATATGAAAGGATTAGCAAAATTTTTAGTAGAAACAATATTGGATGAAGCGGCTGAAATGGACAAAGTAGTTGTTGTCTATTCTGGCCGCTTTCAACCATTTCATAAGGGCCATTACGCAACTTATGAAAATTTAATACGCAAATTCGGAAAGGATAGCGTATATATCGGAACTTCTAATGTTACCGATTCAAAGAAATCTCCATTTAATTTTAAGGAAAAGAAAGCAATAATGATGCAGATGTTTGGGATACCATCATCTAAAATTGTTAATGTCAAAAATCCATATAGACCCGAAGAAATACTAAATAAGTATGATTCTGATACAACTGGTTTAATTGTTGTAGTTGGTGAAAAGGACCAAAACCGATTAAGTGGTAAATACTTCACTCCATATAAAGGTAAAGTAGAGCAAGGGTATTTAGATAAAGGATATGTGTACGCTTCACCCGCAACAGCAAATCCTATTAGTGGTACTGATGTTCGTTATTGGTTAAGTGCTGGTAGTGAGGAAGAAAGAAAAAAGAATTTTACAAAAGCATATCCTAAATTTGATTCTCAAATATTCAAATTAATCACTCTTAAGTTAAAGAGTTTAAAAGAATGTATTAATGAGGAAATTAAAATAAATGTCAAAATTGGAGATACTATTCTAATGGGAAGATTCAAAAACAAAAAAGTAGTAGTAAAAACAATAGGTACAGATGATTGGGGAATGCCAACAATTAATGGTAAGAAGGTAGCAACATTTAGAATTCCTAAAAAAGAAGAATTAAAAGAAGCTGCATCTAATAGTGGATTTAGTGGAGCGGATGAACCTGATACATCATTTGTAGCAGATAGACAAAAACGAATATTAAATAAAGAAAAGCCTGAAAATTGGTATAAGCAAGGTGGATACATTCAATTAGATAAACCCAAAGCGGATAATATGAGAGGAGTTGGTAAGACAAAAGATACTGAAACTCAATTTAGAAAATCGTATTACAAAATAAATAATGTAGAAAAAAGTACATTAAATCCAGCAGATGACCCTTTTAAGGTAGAAGATTGGAAAGAAGTAAAACCTAAAAAAACAGTAAAAAAACCTAAAAGATTTTGGGAACTTCCTGAAAATCAAAAAGATACAATAATTTCAAAAGAAGATATTAAAGAAATAGTTGAGGATTTTGATAACCTATTAGATGAGATGGGATTAGGTGGTGGAGCTGGTGTAGGTTTAAGTTTACCAGGTGGATATATCAATGGAGCACCTGATACTAAAGATGTTAAGAAATTAAAATCTAAATTAGATGGTGATGATAGTGATGAATACACTCCGGTAAAAGAAGCAACTTCATCGGAAATTATAAAAGATTTAGATAAGGTAAAAAATGATTTACTTAAAAAAGCAGATATTTTAATTGCAAAAAAGAAAAAACTTTATTCTAATGTTGATATAGAATCCCCAATGAGTACAGATGAAAAGAAATTAAATAAAGAAATTGCAGATTTATTTTCAGAAATACAACAATTGATTCAACAAAAAAGAAGTTTGAAGAAAGAATCAGTAAACGAATCATTATTATTAGAAGGTGGGGCTTATGGACATATGAACCATCCGTTTGATATTGAAATGAATCTTACATTTGGTGATTTAAAGCAAATTGTGGTAAGAGCATTGAATGGTGATTTAGAATTAGCAAGAGAAAAGACTGATGGGCAAGCATTGGCAATTAGTTGGGTAAATGGTAGATTGGTTGCAGCTAGAAATAAATCACATTTAAAGAACAAAGGTGAGGGTGCTATGACAATAGGGCAAGTAGCTACTAACTTTGCTAATAGGGGTGCATTAACCGATGCATATACATTTGCAATGAAAGATTTGTCTGCAGCAGTATCTGCATTATCCGAACCACAAAAGAAAAAGATATTTAAAGATGGTGCATGTTTTATGAATTTGGAAGTAATATATCCTAAGAATGCAAACGTAATCCCATATGGCCAAAATCTTTTAGTATTTCATGGTACATTTGAATATGATGAAAGTGGTGAGGTAATTGGTGAAAACCAACAAGCTGCAAGTATATTGGCTGGAATGATTAAGCAGGTTAATAAGCATGTACAATCGACATACACAATACAAGGACCACCAATGTTATCATTGCCAAAATCCGAAGAATTGACTAAAAAGCAAGGTAAATATATTTCAATGATAAATAAATTACAATCGGAATATAAATTATCAGATTCAGCGGGTGTTGCTGATTACCATCAAGCATATTGGACCGATTTGGTAAATAAAAATGCAAAGGGTTTAGATGCACAACAAAAAATAGGATTAGTTAAACGATGGGCGTTTGGTGATAAGGGATTTCGTATCGCTACAATACAAGATGCTAAAATAAAAGCATGGGCTGATAATATGGATAAAAAAGACCAAGCTAAGATATCAAAGGAAAACATAATGAAATTTGAGGAGATATTCTTAGGTGTTGGTGCAGATGTATTAGCATTTGCGCAATCGGTACTTACAGCAAACCCATCAGATGCAACTAAAAAGATGAGAGCTGAATTGGGTAGTGCTATTAAATCATTAAAAGCAACTGGTACTGCATCTCAATTAGATAAGTTAAAAATAGAATTACAAAGATTAAATTCTTTGGGGGGATTTGATAAAATTGTTCCTAATGAGGGGTTAGTTTTTGTGTATAATGGTAATACATACAAATTAACCGGAGCATTTGCACCTCTTAATCAAATACTTGGTATTTTTAAATTTTCAAGATAATTAATTGTTTTTCGAATTTTGATATACTTATATATACAAATATATCAAACCTAATATGGCAAGAGAATTCAAGAAAAAGTTTATGCATCCAACTCGTAGGAAGTTGGTTGATATGGTAATGCATGGGGCTGAATATGAAAAGGACTCATTTATTTCATTTTCTGGTGCAGATAAAAAAATTATAAAACATAAGGTTGGTGAAAAATGGACTGATGAAAATGGTAGGTCTTGGGAACAATCTGAAGGTGGTAGAATAGAATTTTCGGAACTTGGTGATATAATGGCCGAAACAAGAGCTTACTTAGATAAGTTGAATAGTTGTAAATCGGATAATTGTAAAACAATCAAAATAGGTAGAGTTGATAAAAAATTAATATCTAAAACTGGATATTGTTTACATTGTCTTACATTGAGAGAAGCTCAGATAAAATATGATGGATTGTGGAAAGAATATGAAGATTATAAAATATATTCTAATATGATTGCATATGGTAATGATGTGGTAGCACAATTTAAGCAAGCATATAACGATGCTAAACAAACATACGAAGTAGTTCAAGAAGATGGCACAATTGAAAAATGGAGTATGGAAAGAGATGTTAATGAATTAAAAGCAGAAATACTTTTAGATATTGTTAAATTTGAAGGTGAGATTGAACAAGCTACTAAATTAAGAAATGAGGCTTACGAAAAATTAAAAGATAAAAATTACGATTTAGTAAGACCACTTAACGATTAATATGAGTACTGGTATAACACAAAAGAAAACTCTAAAAGAGATAGTAGCAGAAGAATACAAAAAGTGCGCGGTAGACCCGATTCACTTTATGAAGAAGTATTGCATGATTCAACATCCGGTTAGAGGTAAGATACCATTTCACTTATTTCCATTTCAGGAAAAAACACTAACTCAATTTAAAGATAACCGATTTAATATAGTACTTAAATCACGACAAACTGGTATCTCAACTTTATCGGCTGGATACGCACTTTGGAAAATGATATTTAATTCTGATTTTAACGTATTGGTTATTGCAACAAAGCAAGATGTTGCAAAGAACTTAGTAACAAAGGTTAGAGTAATGCATGAATTACTTCCAGGTTGGTTAAAAGGCGGTTCTTTGGAAGATAATAAACTTTCCCTTCGTTTGCATAACGGTTCTCAAATTAAGGCTATTGCATCTTCTGCTGATGCAGGACGTTCTGAAGCCTTATCACTTTTAATATTTGATGAAGCAGCTTTCATTGATGATATCGATGAGATTTGGGTAGCGGCACAATCAACACTATCAACGGGTGGAGCTTGTATAGCACTTTCTACTCCAAATGGCGTGGGTAATTGGTTTCATAAAACTTGGTTAAGTGCTGAAGAAGGTAGTAGCCCATTCAATACAATTAAATTACATTGGAGCTTACATCCTGAAAGAGGTGAGGCTTGGAGGGCTGAGCAGGAGAAACTATTAGGAATAAAGAAAGCAGCACAAGAATGTGATTGTGACTTTGTTTCATCTGGTGATACCGTAATTGAGCCGGAGCTATTGATGTTTTATAAAGAATCATTTTGTAAAGAGCCATTAGAAAAAACTGGATTTGATGGTAACTTATGGAGATGGGAATACCCAACCGTAGGTGGTTCTTATATGGTTATTGCGGACGTAGCAAGAGGAGATGGCTCGGATTATTCCGCAGCTCATGTTATAGAAATAAACACGTGTACACAGGTTGCGGAATATAAAGGTAAGGTTGATACAAAAGATTTTGGAAACTTCTTAGTTGAATTATCTACACAATATAATGATGCACTTCTTGTAATAGAGAATGCAAACATTGGTTGGGCGTGTATTCAACAGGTAATTGATAGAGCATACAAAAATCTATTCTATATGAGTAAGGATTTAAAGTATGTGGATGTAGAAAATCAAATGAGAAACAAATATCGAGCGGATGAAAGACAAATGGTAGCTGGATTTTCAACAACCTCTAAAACCCGTCCACTTATTATTTCTAAATTGGATGAGTATTTTAGAGAGAAATCAGTAACCATTCGTTCCAATCGTTTAATAGATGAGTTATTTACTTTTATATTTATAAATGGTAGAGCGGAAGCTATGAAAAGTTATAATGATGATTTGGTTATGGCATTGTGTATTGGGTTGTGGGTTAGAGATACTGCACTTCGTTTAAGACAGGAAGGAATAGACCTTACTAAAAGAGCTTTAGGTGGTATAAGTTCTAATCAACAATACGAAGGAGTATATGGAGGAAACGAAATGGTTGATAACCCTTGGAAAATGAAAATTGGAGATGATATTGAAGACCTAACACAGTGGTTGTAAAAAATGTAGTGTTTTGACAATTTACGATATTTATGGTATATGTCAAAATAAAGTAAACTAAAATGATTAGACTTAAAAATATCTTAAACGAAGATGAATATGTAGATAACGCATATTCTTTGGGGGATACACCACAAGACAATCCAATTGATGATTATGATGAATTGGATGTTGAGCAAGAAGATATGGATGATTTTATAAATTTCTTAAAAGGATATTCAACTCAATTAGAAGAAGCAAATTGTAATTGTGTATATGAAGCAGAATATCAGGGTAGAGAAGTGAAGTTAGGTAAACCAACTCAAGGTGATGTTAAAAAGTTTAAGGTATATGTAAAGAATCCTAAGACTGGTAAAATCATTAAAGTAAACTTCGGACAAAAAGGAATGGTAATTAAAAAAGATAATCCTGCTGCTAGAAAATCATTTAGAGCAAGAATGAATTGTGATAATCCGGGTCCAAGAACAAAGGCAAACTATTGGAGTTGCCGTAAATGGTAAAATAAATTATGGCAGAACAAGAATTGGATGATAGAAGTTTTTTTGGTAGGTTAAAGAAATTATTTTCAACAAACGCAATTGTAACCGTTGATAAAGATGGTAAGCGTACGGTTGTTGATACCGAAGAACGCCAACAAAGCACAAACTTTGTAAATCTTAAAGATAGATATACAAAATTACAACGCTCTTATTACGATAGTAATGCGGGAGCACAGTCAATGGCATATCATCAGGTTCGTAGAGAACTTTTTAGAGATTACGATGCAATGGATTCAGACCCAATCATTGGGTCGGCTTTAGATATATACGCAGATGAATCTACAACTAAGAATGAATATGGTGATGTTCTTCAAATCAAATCTACAAATGAAAATGTAAGAGATATGTTACATAATTTATTCTATGATATAATGAACATAGAATTTAATTTATGGCCTTGGATTAGAAATTTAGTAAAATATGGTGATGCTTTTATAGCATTAGAAATTATGCCTGGTAAAGGTATTATTAATGTTGCTCCACATTCAATCTATAATGTAGAAAGATTAGAAGGTACTGACCCTAATAATCCTGATTATGTAAAGTATAAGGTTGAAATGGACCGTTTGGGTAAAAAAGAGTATGAGCAGTATGAAATGGCTCACTTTAGAATGTTATCCGATACAAACTTTCTCCCATATGGTAAATCAATGGTAGAGGGAGCTAGGAGAATTTGGAAACAATTATCCCTTATGGAAGATGCGATGTTAATTCATCGTATTATGAGAGCACCTGAAAAGAGAGTGTTCAAAATTGATATAGGTAACATCCCACCGCAAGAAGTTGATAACTATATGCAGAAGATTATTAATAAAATGAAGAAAACTCCATTTGTTAATAAAGATACCGGTGATTATAATTTAAAATACAACATACAAAACCTTACTGAAGATTTTTTCTTACCTGTACGTGGTAGTGATAGTGGTACAACCATTGATAACCTACAAGGTTTAGAATATGCAGCTATTGAAGATATCGATTACTTAAAGAATAAATTATTTGCAGCATTAAGAGTTCCAAAGGCTTACTTATCATATGATGAGAACGTTAATGGTAAAGCTACTTTGGCGGCGGAAGATGTTCGTTTTGCTAGAACTATCGAAAGAATTCAAAGAACAGTTGTTAGTGAATTAACTAAAATAGCAATCGTACATTTAGCAGCTCAAGGTATTGATGATTCTGAAATGACTAATTTTGAATTAACTCTAACCAACGCATCTACAATCTATGAGCAAGAGAAGGTTAATTTGTGGTCTGAAAAAGTAAGATTAGCAACTGACGTAAAAGCACTTAATATGTTATCTTCCGATTGGGCTTATCACAATGTATTTGGACTATCCGAAGATGAGATTGATATGGAAAGGGCTAAAGTAGTTTTAGACCTTAAAGACCGTTTCAGACATAATTCAATTGAACAGCAAGGACAAGACCCAGCAAATCCACCAGAACAACAAAATGTGGAAGAAGAAATCAGTAAATTAAAAACTGAGATTGAATTAAACAGAGGAATTGGTAGACCTAGAGAAGGTAATACTTATGGTAAAGATAAACATCCATATGGTAGAGACCCATTAGGTAATAAAGAAAATGAGAAAGAGAGAAAAAGAGAGGATAGAGTACTAAACACAAACGCTAAGAAGCTAGCAAGAGAATATATAAACGGAATTTCATCAAAAAAACAAGTTTTAATTGAAAAAGCGGGTATGCTTGATGAAAAAAATCTATTAGATGATAGTAAAATTTGATAAAGAAAAATTTGTTTATATTTATATGTGTTAGTTTATAGGGTAGAATAAATATAGGGTAAGTAAATGAAAAAAATAAAACATTCCAAATTTAAGAATACTGGTGTGTTATTTGAATTATTAGTAAGACAAATAACATTGGAAGTTCTTAATGGCGATAAGACTGAAAACGCAAAGAATATCTTAAGAGAATTCTTTTCTCCAAATACGGAGTTAAACAAAGAATTACGTCTTTATGATATATTGTTAAAAGAAAAGTATAGTTCTGAAACAAAAGCGGATAGATTGGTAGAAACTGTATGTGATGCTCATAATAAGCTAAATCACGTTACACTTTCTAAAGAAAAATTCAATCTTATTAAGGAAATTTCAGAAAAATTTGAAATTGAACAATTTCTAGCATCCCCTATTTCTAATTATAAAACATTAGCATCTATATATAAAGTATTCGAATCTAAAAGAGCAGATGGATATGATATTAAAGATATATTTAATTCAAAGATTACCCTAATCGAAAACATTACATCAAAGCCCGCCCAAAAAATTCAACCAACTGAAGAAAAAAGGTTGATTGAAACTTATAAACAACAAGATAAAGACCTTAGATTACTTACCTATAAGATTCTAGTGGAAACTTTTAACAAAAAATATACAAATTTAGATGATTCTCAAAAGAATTTGTTGAAAGAATATATAAACAACATTACAAATACTACCAAATTCGTAGATTATATCGGAAAGGAATTACCAAACATAATTGCAGAATTAAATGGTATTAAATCAAAACTAAAAGATAAAGTTACACAAATTAAATTATCAGAAACTATTTCCCTTTTAGAAAAAATGAAAATTGGAAAAACTGTATCTGATTCTCAAGTTTCATCTATTATGCTTTCTTATGAGCTAATTAAAGAACTTAAATCTAAAGTAAAATAATGGAAGCAAGATTAAAAGAAGTAATTCGTAAATACGTTAGAGAACGAAACATTCAAAAAACTTTGGATGAAATGTCTGCAACGGCTAATGTTGCTGGGTATGATACTCCAAACGCATTTTCAAAACCAGGTCAAACTGCAAAGAAAAACAAAAGATTGGCTAACGTAACTGGTGGTGAGGTTGTTGATGATTTAGAGGAAGCAAAGATATTAAATCTAAAGCAAGAAAAAGAAAAACCAACAGCAGCTAAAAAAGAACCAGGTGCAGAAATTGCAGTTATTAGTGGTATGGAATTAGCTGAAAAGAATTTACATTTGGCTGAAAATCGTTGGTTAGATATTAAAAACGGAGATGCATCCCCTAAAGCTAAAATGAGTAAAGGTGTGACAAGCATCAAACAACAATTGGGTGAAGTAGAAAAGTTTGTTAACTGGTATTCTAAAATAAAGAATGAGAATGGAGTTAAGAGAGATGATTACTATAAAAGAACACACAAAAGTTTACATAAAATCAAAGAAAGGTTAATGAACCTTTCAGAAAAAATTAGAACACTATAATATGAACACATCAATTACAAAATCAAGACTAAAAGAATTAGTTAAAGAAGTAATGGTAGAAGAAAACGAATATCAGGCGTTTTTTGCTAAAGCTTTAGAAAAAGCAGGTAAAGGTATCAATGACATGTCTGATGAAGAAAAGAAAGCATTCTTTAATAAAGTAGATTCTGCATGGAATGGTAAAGGTGAAAAGAATGAATCAGTAAGCGAAGATATTTCAGCAGAGTTACCAAAAGCGGTAATCCCATCAGCTGTTAAACAAAAATTGGAATTAGCAATTGATAAAATCAAAGATGCTAAATTAAACCCTACTCAAAAATTACAATTGGTAGCACAAGTAGTTGATAGTTTAGGTATTGATAAAACTCAATTAGGTACTATTGCTAATAAGATTAGGAGCAAAATGGAATCAAAGAAATAAGAATATATAATGAAAGGACTTTTAATAGAAACGAAATTATTTGAGGCTAAGGTACAAGAAGATGAAGGTGGGAGAACCCTTGTTAAAGGTGTCTTGCAAAGAGCTGGTGCCGAAAATCAAAATGGTAGAGTTTATCCAAAGCCTATATTAGAAAGAGAAGCTAAGAAATACGAAACGTTCATTAAAGAGCGTAGAGCATTGGGTGAATTAGACCATCCGGATTCTACTGTAATCAACTTAAAGAATGTTTCACACAATATTAAAGAAATATGGTGGGATGGTGATGATTTATGTGGAACCGTTGAGGTTTTATCCACACCATCTGGTAATATACTTAAAGAACTACTAAAAGCTGGTATCCTATTGGGTATTTCATCAAGAGGTATGGGTTCAACTAAACCTTTGAGTGGAAATAAAGTAGAAGTGGCAGACGATTTTGAATTGATTGGTTGGGACTTTGTTTCAAACCCATCAACGCATGGTGCATTTATGGTCCCAATGAACGAATCCGTAAATCCACTAAAACAAATTGGTACTGATGCTTGTGGTGAATACTGTAAAGCACAGGATTTAATGAGAGAAATAATAACTGAAATAGCATAAAAATGGCAAATAATTTTGATATATACGATTTCGTACACAACAATAAGATAACCTTAAAAGTTGATGCACCAAAAGGAACTACTGTGCATAAAGCATATAATGATATCCGTAAAACTAACTTGAAAGAAGTAAAAATAGTAAATGGTAAATTCAGCTTAGCTGAAAACTTAGGAGATAGAAAATTATCAAACGAAGTTAAAAAACACTTCTTAGAAATAATTTCTACTTACAACACTTTCCAAGACCAAATGAAAAGACAATCGGATGTAACTGAAGTAGCAAATACTTTAGGTGCTATCGTTGAGGCTGCAAAAGAAATGACCCTGAGAGAAAGTGGTGATTGGTTTGATAATGTGACTGTAAAAAGAAATATGCAGGAATTAGATAAGATGGGTAAATCATTTGATAAATTCGCTGTAGAAGCAAAACAAATGGATGAAAGACTACATTCTTTATATGAAGATATGGGTCACATCTTAAATCGTTACTATGAGATAGCAGATATCAGTACTGATACAATGCATGAAAGATTAGGTAATAAAAAGAAATAATATGATTAGTTTAGCAGGATTGGTATCTCAAAAAGCATTTGGTAAATTTGAAATGGGTAAAGTAATTTCTAATCCATTTGCAAACGCATTCATTAAAGAAGGTGAGGGTGAAGACCACGAAGTTTCTATGGCAAATAATTCAATAGATATCATTATTAAGATGGCAACTGAATTGAAAGCTAAAATGGGTGAGGATGAAAAACAAATCCCAGCTTGGATTCAAGACCATATAGCTAAAGCAGAAAACTTAATTTCTCAAGCATCTGGAAACTATCACGAATATGGTGATTCAAACGAAAGTGTAAACGAAACTGTTTCTGATAAAAAAGTTGATGCAAAAGTTATTGCAAATAAAATGAGAAAAAATCAATCAACTAAAGCTTTCGCAAATAAAGTTGAAAAAATGGGTAAAGTATCCCATAAAGATTTAGAAAAAATATTACCGGATTATGTTTCGGGTGGATTAATTACAAATTTATTCAAAGAATCAGTAAACGAAGCACCTGCTAAATTAAAACATACTATTAGTAAAAAAGAATGGTCTAAAATTCCTAAATATAATAAACATATTGGAATGGATGGCGTTCATTATATTATGAAGTATGATGATAAAATTGGAACATATTTACAAGGTGTACAAATCGTAGATGAATCGGTAAACGAAGCACCAAACACTGGTGAAAAAATACAAAATTTAAATAATAGAATTAAGGCACTAAAAGATAAGATGGCAGCAACAAAATCATCTGAACAAAAAAACCTTATTCAACAAAGATTAAAAAACGCATTACAATCATTATCTAATTACAAAAAACAAAACATTAGTAAAGAAAGTGTAAGTGAGGGAGTTTCTTCTGCTGATATGGATAAAATCAAAGGAGCAGTTGAAGCAGCAAAATCATTTATGAATGTTGGTGCAGAATTGAAAAAATTAGGTATGAAATATACTTTCGCTACCGAACCATTGGCAATCTATATTATACAACCAACTCCAAATAACAAAGTTGCTATCGTAAATAAAAAATATGTATCTAAGCCTGATTTTGTAGTAGGTGATATTGCAGTTGGTGTGATGGAGGGTAACTCTATTAAAGAAGATAAAGGTCCTTGTTGGAAAGGATATAAGCAAGTTGGTATGAAAGATAAGGGTGGTAGACAAGTTCCAAATTGTGTACCTAATGAATCGGTAGTAAACGAAGAAATTAAAGAAAAAGATTGGAAAACTATTTATAACGTATTTGTTAAGTTTTTAAAAGCAAACACTAAAGCTTTAGAAATAAGAGTTATGATGAGAGATGAAGCTGCAACTAAAAAAGCTATCGAATCTATTATTAGTGGTTTAACTAATGCACAACGTAGTTTGAAATTAGAATCAGTAAACGAAGCAAGTGGTAGAGTTCCACAAATATTTTTAAAAACAGGAGCAGTTGAAAAGAAGATTAAAGAATTAATGGCTGATAGAAAGAAAGCAGTAGTTCCTTATAATAGTGAGAAAGACCCTACGAAAAAAGAAAGTTTAAAACAAATCCTGATTAAACTAACTAAACAAATTCAAGGATATGAAAAGAATTTAATTCAATTGAGAGATAAAGAAGAAGAATATATACAACAAATGAATGCAGATGCACAATTAGATGTATCGGCAATAGATTAAAAAATATAAATAAAAGCTTGGTTATTCCAAGCTTTTTTCGTATATTTGCATATGATTAAGCCTTTTTCAATTTTAGATACTCGTTCTAAAGAGTGGCAAGAACGTAAAAGATGGTGGATTAACACCTATAATATCCAATCGGAATTAGGTAGAGAAGATACCGAATCAAGAGCACGTTTTTGGGAAGATAATACCGTTTCTATATTTGATGCTACACTTTGTGAAAAGATGTATGAATGGTTTTGTCCAAAAGAAGGTAGAGTATTAGACCCTTTTGCTGGTGGTAGTGTTAGGGGTATAGTTGCAACTGAAATGGGATTTATCTATAATGGTATTGACCTTTCCGATGAACAAATAGAAGCAAATAAAAAACAATCAGATAAACCAAATTGGATTACTGGTGATAGTGAGTGGGTTATTGATTCAATATATGATAAAACACAGGATTTTGTGTTTACTTGTCCACCGTATTATGATTTGGAAAAATATACCGATAATCCTGCAGACCTATCAAATATGAATGCAGATTCATTTGATAAAAAATATTATTCAATTCTTAAAAAAGCTGCAGCAAAATTAAAAGATAATCGTTTCTTTGCAGTTGTAGTATCCGAAGTAAGAGAACAATCGGTAACCGGAAATTATAAAATCGGTAAATACAAAGGGTTGGTTTGGAAAACAATTAGAGCATGTGAAGAAGCTGGACTACACTTCTATAACGATATGATTCTATTCAACTCCCAACATCAGGCTGCTAGAGTGGTTGATACATACTTTAAAAGAAATCGTAAGGTAGCATCAGTTCATCAAAACATATTAGTATTTGTAAAAGGAAACCCTGATATTGCTGCAGAAGATATTGAATGGGATGGGACTTATGAATGCGTGGTTGATGGTAAACAATACAAATCATTTAGAGAAGCAGCTATATCAATAGACCCAAATGAATTAGTAGCTACCGAAGTCCAAAGAAGATGCCGTTCAACCAAATCCAAATACAAAGAGTGGCAAATCATTGGTGAGGAAACAAAGCCCGATATTAAATACGAAGTTGATGGAGTTCCTTTTGAGAATCCAAAACAGGTAGCAGAATTGATTGGTGGTGATATAAGTGAATCAATAGCTAGAAATTATATAGAATCAAACAATCCCAAATACCGTCATTGGAAGAAAGCAGATGGTTGGGATATTACCTACGAAGAAATGGAAGATTTATGGGGAAACAATATCCGTTTAGAATTACCTATCATAAGTTGTGATGGTAAACAATTTTATTCAATTATAGATGCCGCCAACTTCTTTGGTTGTTCGGATGAGCGTATTCGTCAAAAGCTCAAATCAGAAAAATATACTGATTACATTTATTTATTCTAAAGAATTTTTTAGAAAATTACGTTTTTATTAATTTTATTATATTTATTGATACAATAACCTATTTCATATAGGTTTTTACATTGGTAATGAATACTCACCTTTATGTGTAGTGACCAAAAAGCCAATAAAAACATTCTATTGAAGTCCACAAATACAATGACTTCAGAAATCCGATAAATAAGGAAAACAAATGGCAAGTTCAAAATTGTTGAAAGAAGCAATTGCTGATGCTAAAGCTGTACGTGAAACTGCTATCGCTAACGCTAAAATCGCATTAGAAGAAGCATTTACTCCTCGTTTACAATCTATTCTTTCTAAAAAACTAACCGCTGAAATGGAAGGTGAAGAAGAAGAAGCAGATGTGAATGAAGATAATGATATCTCTACTGGTATTGGTACTGGTGATAACAAACAACCTACAGACAAAGCAAACTCAGCACAAACTGACCTAAGTGGTATCTCTAAGCAATCTGGCGAAGCTGGAAGCGAAGTAGAAGACTACGATAAAGTTAAAGACCTAACTGAAAATGAAGATGAGTTCGGTGCAGAAGAAGAAATTCCTGCAGAAGAACCAGTAGCAACAGAAGGTGAATTCGGTGCAGAAGATGAAGATGAATTAGATTTAGAATCTATCATCAGAGAATTAGAAGCACAAATCGCAGGTGAAGAAGGTGAGGAAGCTCACATTGAAGAACCAGCATTAGAAGGCGAACATGAGTTCGATGCAGAAGAAGAAATTCCTGCTGAAGAACCAGCTATGGAAGCCGAAGAACCAGCACACGATGAGGAAGAAATCGATTTAGATGAAATCCTTCGTGAAATGGGTTATGGTGAAGATGAAGAAGAAGTAACAGAAGCTGAAGAAGCAAATCACGATGAAGAAAAAGAAAAACTTCAATCAGAATTAGCAGAAGCAATTTCTACTATTAAATCTTTAAAAGGCACTATTAATGAAGTAAATTTGTTAAACGCAAAATTACTTTATGCAAACAAATTGTTCCGTTCTTATAACTTAACTAATGAACAAAAGGTTAAAGTTGTTGAGAATTTGGACAGAACTTCTAACGTAAGAGAAGTTAAATTAGTTTACGCTACACTTGCAGAATCAATGAAATTTACTGGAACTGAAAGAAAAGTTGCGGCTAAGAAGACAATGACCGAAGGGTTTGCTTCTAAACCACAAGCAACAACAGCTCCTAAGAAAGAAATTATTTCTGAAAGTAATGAATTAGCAAATCGCTTTAAGCAATTAGCTGGTATCATAAAATAACAATCCATAAAAACAAATAAATAAAATGGCAAATTTTGATTTAAGTAAACTTATGGAAGGCAAGAACCCACAAGCAGTAATGTTGGCTGAAACACGTCAATTGAAAAGCAAATGGGAGAAAACAGGTCTTCTAGAAGGTATGAAAGAAAGAGACCAACACTCTATGGCAGTTCTATTAGAGAACCAAGCAAAACAATTGTTGGATGAGGCAACTCAAACAGGTACATCATCAGGATCAGAAGAATGGTCTGGTGTTGCTTTACCATTAGTAAGAAGAATCTTCGGAGAAATCGCATCTAAGGAATTCGTAAGTGTACAACCTATGAACTTACCTTCAGGTCTTATCTTCTTCTTAGACTTCAAATATGGTTCTGCACAAGGTGGAGCAGGACAGTTCGGTGGTAAATCACTTTTTGGTGGTACTAACGCAACTGGTTCAGCTACTAACTTCGGTAGAACTGACGCAGCTTCAAACGGTCTTTATGGTGAAGGACGTTATGGCTATTCAGTAAATGATGCAACTGCATCGGTAGCACCAGCAAATATCACTTCAGCATCTGCAACATGGGCTGATTTAGGATATGACCAAGCTTACTCAGCTTCTGTAGCAGCTAGTAAAATTGTTAAATTCATTGTAACTAAAGCTAACATTTCAGCAACTGCTGATACTGAAGCTGTAAGAAGCTTCCAAGTTCAGAAAGGACACGCAACTGCAGGTTTTGGAATTGTAAGTACTTTAGGTCAATTTAGTTATGTATCTGGTACTAACGTTGCATTATATGTATCTGCATCTTCATTGGCATTAGCTGGTGGTCATCTTGACGTTATCTATTCTGAAGTACCTGTTGCTTATGACAGAGGTGATTTCGAAGATTCAACTGCAAACTCTGCTGGTAACACAACAACTGCATTAGATATTCCTGAAATCGACTTAGAATTGAAATCAGAGGCTATCGTTGCTAAGACTCGTAAGTTGAAAGCAGTATGGACTCCTGAATTAGCACAAGATTTGAACGCTTACCATTCAATTGATGCAGAAGCTGAATTAACTTCTATGTTATCTGATTATATCTCTTTAGAGATTGATTTAGAAATCTTAGATATGTTAAAATCAAACGCTTTAACAACTGAATATTGGTCTACAACTGTAGGTGAAGAATACCTAAACAATGGTACATCAGGTCAAAACGCTTGGGGTAACATCGGTGGTGCTTCTAACGCATACACTAAGAATGCATGGTTTCAAACATTAGGTATCAAATTGAACAAAGTTTCTAACAAGATTCATCAATTGACACTTAGAGGTGGAGCTAACTTCGTAGTTGCTTCTCCAGATGTTTGTACTATTTTGGAATCAATTCCTGGATTCACAGTAAATGCAGATAAAGACGCAGCTCAATTCGCAGCTGGTGTTACTGCAGTAGGTTCTATGAGCAATAGATACACAGTTTACAAAAACCCTTACATGACTTCTAACGAAATCTTGATGGGTTATAGAGGTAACAACTTCTTAGAGACTGGTGCTGTTTACGCTCCATATGTACCATTGATTATGACTCCATTAGTGTATGACCCTCAAAATTTCACTCCAAGACGCGGGGTGATGACTAGATACGCTAAGAAGATGGTCAGACCGGAATATTATGGAAAAATCTACATCAAAGATTTAAATGCTATCTAAGGATATCAATTGAATTAATGATTAGATAATTCTAATAATCTTAGATATAATCTATAAAATTGGGGGAGAAGAAATTCTTCCCCTTTTTTTTTGCTCCTTTCGGTAAAACTTTGATATTTATATAAAAGAAGTTTTATGGATGTAATTTACAAAATTAGTTCACCAAGAGGAAAGGTATATATTGGTAGAACAAACAATTTTAATGGTAGAATGGCCGAGCATAAGCATTGTGCTCTAACAAAGAAAATGAAAAACTCATTATATAAAGCTATTAGAAAGTATGGGTGGGATAATATGACAAAAGAAATTATTTGCGAAGTTGAAACCGAAAAAGCGCAAATGTTAGAAGAAGAATTAATCAAAGCACATAATTCAGTTAGAAAAGGGTACAACGATACCTATACCGGCGGAGGTGGAGATATATGGGTAGATAGACGAGATACTAAAGAATATATGGAATGGATATCTCATATGAAAAAAATCAGTACAGGCAAAAATAATGGTATGTACGGAAAGACACACTCCGATGAATCAAGGGATAAACTAAAAGAAAGAGCCAAAGGCCGTTTCACATTAGATTGGTATAAGGAAAGAAATGGTGATGTAGAAGGTGAGAGATTATATGAGGAAAGGAGAATGTGGTTAAAGAGTAGAAATTTGAAGAAAGATGAGAATGGTAGATTTTTAAAAGCAAAGTAAAGGTTTCTTAAACATTCTTATATTTATAGATGTATTGGTTATAGTTTAATAAAAATAAATAAGAAAATAAAATGGGACAAGCAAAAGTAGCAAGAGTAGCTGGTTTAACTAATAGAGATTTAGGTACAACATATCTATCTGGAGCAACAACCGCATCAACTTTAAGATTCGCAAGAACTGCAGCAATAACACAACCAAATGCAATTGCAGCAAAATATCCAAATAACACAACTAAAGCTGGTTGGGCTAATGGTGTATCTCCAAAACAAAAGTAATTAAAAATGGGACAAAAGAAAACAACCATACAAACAGGTACATGGTCACCAAGTTTTGGATATAGTTTGCAAGCTTCAGCTAGTATGGCTCAATATCCAACAACTGATAATAAACGAAATGGTACAAATTATCATAGTATAGTTAATGGAAGTTATCAATTAAGTTCAGCAACTCGTAATGGTAATGATTCTACTACAAATGTTAGTGAATCTATGGCATTTGCAACAAAATATCCAACCAATACAAATAGAACTAATAAAGGAACTACTTACGGATATCCATCAACAACTGTACAAAGACCAATAGGATTATATGTACAATATCCATTTGAAACAAACTCTGGGTCAGCTGCATATAACGCACCTCTATATGATAATGGTGTATTAATTAGTTCATCTAAGCAAGCAAACGAATTAAGATATCCAAACAATACAACTAAAGTTGGTTGGGTTGGTGGTGTATCTCCAAAAAATCAATAATAATGAGCAAGCAACCAACACATCAAATATTACAAGCTAAAAATGTAGCACAGTATGTAAACTATACAACAGTTGGTAGTAAAGTGTATGGTAATACTATTCAATCTGCTTCATTAGAAAGAGAAATTTATTCTAGCGCTTCTTTTGATTCAGTTAATAATACTTTTATTTCTAATACTGCAGTCCGCAATTCAAATTCATTAAAGGAACAATTAAAAGCAGCGGGTTCATCTTCATTGGATATATCCGAAATTATAGGATTATATGATAGAAGATTAAATCCAGAGTTATATAAAAAATATCAATTAAATTACGCATTATCAACTGGTTCAACTTTTAACGAAGCAGTAATGTGGGCAGATAACAATTCATACTAAAAAGTAAATAAATTATTTTTTATAAAAGCTTTGATATTTATTCATATATCGTTATATTATAAAAAACTAAATAAAAAATAAAATGGGACAAAGAAAAGGAACTCCAACGCCAACCGTTCAACAACAAGCGTATATGGATAAATACGGAGAATCTGCAGCAAGAACAAATAGTGGTACAACTCCAGCTATGATTAACCATACTACAACATTAACCGCAGTAATTGATGCAACATTTGCAACTGATGCACAAAATCCAGTTAGACCAATATATGCAGATGTGGATGCAACAGTAGCAGTATCGGCAGCTATTAATGGTAAAGTATTTATAGCTACTAAAGCTTCAGCAACACAAACATTCACATTACCAGCAGCATCAACTGCAGGACTTCAATACACATTTATTTGTGGAAATGCAGGTGGGGAAATTAAAATTTTGGGAATAGCTGGAAATACTATTAATTGTAAAGCAGCTAATGCAGGAGCAAGTGTAAGTGTAGCAGCTGACACTGGTATTAAAAATACTTCAGCAACAAATGTATTAGGAGATACTATCACATTGGTATCTGATGGTATTACAACTTGGTATGGTATTGCACAATCTGGTATATTCGCAAGTAATTAATAACTTTCACAAATTATACATAAAAGGAGATACTAATACTATCTCCTTTTTTATTTTTACCCCTTTCCAACATTTTAATATTTATAAGAGTATTAAACTATTTCATATATGGCAGCAGGAAAATACTCTTTTATAATAGAGCAAGGAGCAACAACAAATTTTCAAATCAATTGGAACGATGAATCAGGTTCAGCAGTTGATTTGAGTGGTTATCATGCAAGAATGCAAATCAGACCGGGTGTTGAATCATCCGATGTCTTTCTTTCACTATCATCATCTTTAAAGTCCGATAATACTGGAATCAATTTAAGTGGTTCTAATTTCATAACTCCATTGGCAAGTGGTTCGATTGGAGTATATATTTCTGCAGTATCTTCGTCAGTATTAAATTTTGGTGAAGCATTTTACGATATAGAATTGATAAAAGGAAATGAAGTTACGAGATTATTAGAAGGTAAAGTTAAGTTATCTAAAAACGTAACTCGATAGGATGTCAATACAGATAAACAAAGATATAACAACTGTCCAAGTTGAAGTACCAAAAACCAATGTTGCAATTGAAACTGCGATAACGGAAATAACTGTCCAAACTTCAAGACCGGAAATAGTAATAGCAACGGCAGGAGTTCAAGGACCAACAGGACCGAGAGGTTTTGATACTGGTACTTCAGGAACTTCTGGAACAAGCGGAGTAAATGGAACATCGGGAACTTCTGGAACAAGTGGGACTAGTGGTGTAAATGGAACTTTCTTTGGAAGTAGTGGTACATCGGGTTCTTCTGGGACTAGTGGAAGTAGTGGTACATCAGGTTCTTCTGGGACTAGTGGAAGTAGTGGAACATCAGGAACGTCTGGTTCAAGTGGAAGTAGTGGTACATCGGGTTCTTCTGGCACAAGCGGAAGTAGTGGTACATCAGGAACTTCTGGAACTTCTGGGACTAGTGGAGCATTATCTATAAGTGGTACAACTGATAATGGTATATTAACTTTAAATGGGTCAGCACCAAACGCAACGGTTGAAAGTAATCTTAAATTTGATGGTACTACTTTAACGGTAACCGGAAATGAAACTATAAGTGGGAATTTAAATGTTAATGGTAAAATTCAAACAAGTGAATTATTTGTAACTTTTATTTCGTCCTCAATCATTTACTCAAGTGGAAGTAACAAATTTGGTGATGCAAGTAGTGATAAGCAAGAATTTACTGGTTCAGTTAATATAAGTGGCTCAACAACTATTATTGGTTCATTAACAGTATCATCATCGGGTACTTTCACAAATATCGGACCTGCAAATTTCATTGGTTCAAATACATTTATAGGAAATCAAACAATAACAGGTTCATTAAACGTAAGTGGTACTTTAAGTATTGGTGGTGATACAAGTACTCAAGGTTCCGAAACCATATCAAACACTGTAGAACAAGGTGGTGTATTCGTAAATAAAAGAACTGAGGCGTTTCAGCATTCTTCTTATAATGGAGGACCTCAACTTAGTTTGGATATAGAATTTCAAAAGCCATTAACTAGGGAAATTGGTATTAATACATTAGCAATTGGATTCGCCGATGAAACGGTACAAACAACGGCATTTGTTCCAACAACATTTGTAACAACATCATCTTTAAATACTTACACATCATTAAACGATAGTGTTGGAAATAGAATACTACAAACAACCGCATCTTTAAATACTTTCACTGGTTCTATAATAGGTGAGGTAAATGGTATTGAAGCATATACGGCATCATTAAAAGCAGTTGGATTAGTAAGTTCGTCAGCACAAATACAAAACTATAATTTATTCGCACAAACGGAATCGGCAAATACTTTCTATGGTAATCAAACTATAACTGGTTCGGTAAATATAAGTGGGTCATTAACTACCTTTGGATTAACTCGTTTCACAGGAACTACTGCTTCAGATACTGCACCATTAGGTTCAGAGTTAGCTGCGGTAACAGGAACAGGTACGAATTGGACATTAGCAGGTACTAACTTAAACGTAGGTGGTTATACGCATACGGCAGGTTCAACAACTTCTTTAACAACAACATTAGCAGCGGTAATTGGAACTTACTATCAAGTTACTTATACTATAACAGGAAGAACCGCAGGCTCTATATCCATTGCTTATGGCGGACCTACTTTTGTAAGTGGTGTTAATGCGTCAGGAAATATAGGTCCATTAGCAACCACAACAAGTGTTTTAACTATAACACCTACGACTGACTTTGATGGTACTGTTGTATTCAGTATTAAGATTATTGGCACAAGTTCTGCTTCATCTATTTTTGCTAATAGTGCTGGTACAGAAAGTATAGGAATAAGAGCAAGTAGTATTATTAGTAATACATTTATAGGACAAAATGCAGGTAGAAGAAATACAACAGGGCAAAATAATACATTTGTTTCGTATCTTGCAGGACAATCTAATACAACAGGTCAGTCAAATACTTTCATTGGACAAGCTGCTGGTAGAGATAATACAACAGGTTTTAATAACGTATTTTTGGGTACTAGTGCAGGACTAAATAATACAACAGGCAATCTGAATATTGCAATTGGACAACTTGCTTTATCCGCAAATACTACTACTGTATCCAATACTGCAGTAGGACATAATTCATTACAACTACTAGGCACAGGTACAAATAATGCTGCATTAGGTTCTCAAACTTTTTTAAGCGTTTCAGGCGGTTCAAATAATGTTGCTTTTGGTGCTACGGCAGGCAGATACTTTGGTGGTTCAACTTCTAACTCATTAACTACTATTGATAACTCAATTTTGATTGGACAACTAGCTATGCCTTTGGCAAATGCTCAAACCAATCAAATAGTAATAGGCTACAACTCCACAGGCTTAGGCTCAAACACTACTGTATTAGGTAATTCATCAACAACATTAACTGCAATATACGGAGATTTATTATTAGGACAGACAATTGATAACGGAAATGATAAACTGCAAGTAAGTGGTTCATCATCATTTACTGGTTCGGTAAATATGACTGGTTCATTGACAATCGCTGGAGTAATAGCACCATCATCAAATAACACATATACAATTGGTACTCCATCATTTCGATTTGCAAATATATATTCTGCTGGTACTTTATATGTTGGTTCTGTTAGAGGTACTCAATTAAATTTTGGTGATGAGATAGGTGGTAATTATATGAGAATATTCCCATCACCGGGTAATGTTGCAATATCCAACTTAACATCTCCAACTGATAATGGTTCTAGATTACAAATTATAAGTAGTGGTACACAAAACGCATTATATGTAAGTGGTTCATCTAATTTTACTGGTTCGGTTAATATTACAGGTAGTTTAAATATTAATAATGTTGTTAAACTAACACCGGTAACATCTTTCCCAAGTGGACAAGCTGGAATGTTAGTAGCATCAGCATCGTATGGTAAAACAAATTTATATATGTATGATGGCTCTGATTGGAAATGGTTAGTGACGGGTTCAATCGCATAATTTAAGATAATCCGATTCTAAACACTATTCTTTTGATTCTTAATATTTATAGGTAACGATTAAAAAAAGTACTTATAATGGCATTAGAAACATTAATATATCCTGGTTCATCTTCGTTCTTTCCGGGACAAACTCCCTTTGGAATATACGATGATGATTATATCTTTCAAGAAGAAGCTCCTAGAGTAGCACTATGGTGTGCTAGAAGATTAGGATACCCTATACAAAACATAGAATTGATAGATGAAAACTTCTATGCATGTCTTGAAGAATCCGTATCAGAATATGGAGCGCAAGTAAATCAATTCAATATTCGTAATAATTTAGATAGCCTAAGAGGAAAATCTAAAGCAACTTCACTAACAAGTAAATTAGTTGATGGTACAAATCTTGCTACTCTTATTTCAATTTCCGATGCATATGGGACATTGGCTGGAGTAGGGGGTAATACTGATATTAAAAAAGGATTTATTGAATTAGTACCAGGACAACAAGAATATAATTTAGATACACTATGGTCTGCGGTTTCTGAAAGTAGTAAAAGAATAGAGGTAGTAAGAGTATTCCAAGAACCAACACCTGCAATCAATAGATTCTTTGACCCTTATTCGGTTTCTGGACAAGGTACTTTAAACTTAATTGATGAATTTGGATTTGGTTCATATTCACCGGCAGCACAATTTGTGTTAATGCCAATGTTTGAAGATATTTTAAGAATCCAAGCAATTGAATTTAATGACCAATTCAGAAAATCCGCATTTACTTTTAATATTGTAAATGGTAAAATTAGAGTATTTCCGGTACCAACTTCTCAAAATGTAAATCTTTATGGAAAATTATATTTTGACTATTTTGTAAAAGATGATTTTACTAATAATTCAACAACAGTAACCGCAAATGTAATTTCTGATTATTCTGATGTTCCTTATGATTTTATGGAATATAGTGGAATTAATGATGTGGGTAAGCAGTGGATTAGAAAATATACCCTTGCATTAGTTAAAGAAATGTTAGGAGCTGTTAGAGAAAAATATTCACAAATTCCAATTCCTGGTTCTGAAATTAGTTTAGATGGAGCTGCATTGAGAAGTGAGGCACAAACTGAAAAGGAAGCGTTAATGACTCAATTAAGAGAAACATTGGAAGAATTGGGAAGAACAAAGCAATTTGATAACAGAAATACGGAAGCTAATCAACATCAAGAAATGTTACGAAAAGTTCCACTTCCAATTTATATAGGTTAATTATGGCAAGATTTGCACTAAGTAGAGATATTAAATTTTTTGAAGGAATATCCAGAGAATTAGTAGATGCAGTTATAGAAACGGCTGTGGTATTATATAAACTTGTCATAGAAGATTCTAAAACAAATTTATATGGAGAATCATTAAATAAAACTTATTATCAAGGTGTAGAATGTAACGCAATAATACAAAGAGAAGATACTCAATCTAATTACGAAGGATTTGGTGCAGATTCATCTCAAACTGTACAATTTCGTTTTAATAGATTTACTTTAGAAGATAAAGGATTCTATCCTGAAATTGGTGATATTATTTATCATAATGATGGATATTTTGAAATTGATAATGTAACAGAAGATTTTTTAATCGGTGGACAAACCGGAAATACATTTTCATTAATTTGTTCAACATTTATGACTAGACGTAGTTCTATACAAACTGAAATGAGAACAATATAATGGAAAAAAAAGATACAAATAGAGCCAATCAACTTTCTATTGAGAAAAAATATATCAAAGGTGTAAAACTTATTGATATAGATACTACTATTGCGGAATACATGTCAGAAATTATTATTCCTGATGTAGAAGAACATGAGAAAAAAATAAAAGTTCCTTTAATTTATGGTAATGCTGAAAGATGGAAAGGTGCTAGAAAAGATGGATATTTAAGAGATGAAAGAGGAAAAATTCAAATTCCTTTAGTAATGTTTAAAAGAAATTCTATTGAAAGAGATGAATCATTACAACATTTTAAAGATGCGGGAATATTACCGGCATTTCAACAATATTCTTCTAAAAATAGATATGAAAGATTTACTTTACAAAATAATATAAAACCTGTTATGGAATTATATAGTGTAAAGATTCCAGATTATGTAACTTTGACATACGAAGTTATGATATGGACTTCTTTTACCGAACATATGAATAAAATTGTAGAAGCATTTCAATACGCTACTGATAGATATTGGGGTAGTGAGGAAAAATATAAATTTAGAGTTAGAATAAATTCATTTGATAATCAACAAGAAGTAGGGCAGGGTTCGGAAAGAATTATAAGAACAACGTTTACAATGCAAGTAAACGCATATCTTCTTCCTGAAACGTTTAATGAAAATCCTGTGGTTAAAAAGGAACGTTCTAAAAAAAGAGTTGTGTTTGGTATTGAAACTGATTTGACTGGTAATTTATTTAATCAACCTTCATTGTATAATGAATATGCTCAAATTATAGATTTTGTGGCAATAAGAAGTTCTCAGATGGCAACTTTTGTAAACGCAACAACTGTTAAATTAACTAATGTTAAAAAACCACTACTTCCATCGGAATTAGTTGGTGTATTTGATACCGATAATTGGTTTAGAGTTTATGTTAATGGGGATTTTGTTTCTCCTACATATTATACATATTCATACAACGGGGCTACTAATGAAATTGTATTTGTTTTTAGTTTGACATATCCTTTAGATGCTAATGATGAAATTGCAATAACAGGTAAATTCCAAGAATTATAACATGAATATAAGACAATTAAAAAATATAATGAAGGAAATAAATGAGCCAAATGAATTTGAATTATTTGCGCACGATTTATCACACCCTTACTATTGGATTTATAAAATTGAAAATGTTAGAGTTAAGACATTATTTTCAAAACTAGAATCTTTAAGAAATCCATCTGCAAGATTCGATGTTTTTATAAATGGGTTATTTATATCTGAAAATGATTATATAGTTGAAAATAAAGGAAATGCGTTTTATATTAAATTTATAAAAGTAAATTTTCCTGAATTTGATAGATTTGGTAATCCTTATACTTTGGATGAAAATGATGAGGTTAAAATAAACGGCGATTTAGAAACATTTAGAAATCAATAATGGCAAGAAGTACACCAAATATTAACATAGATACTACTCAAAAATTAAGAGATAGATTGGGATTTAAACAATTTGTATTACAGGTAAATACTGATACATTTATTTATAACTATATCCCATCAACTATTGAATTAAACGAAGATGGTAGATTAATTATTTTAACTTTGATAAATAAAAAATTTATTTTCGATATTTTAGAATTAGATGATGTATCAGATTATGTAGATGTATATTTATTTGGGATAAAGCAACCACAGGATAAATACAATGTTGTAATTAGTGGTAATAATATTGTTATAACATTTGTTTCTGATGTAACTAGATTACCTGGTGAAGTTAGTGTAAATGATTTTGAAATAAAAGGAAAAATAGCAGAAATATTATAATAAATGGCAAGATTAATACCTCGTAAACAAATTGAAGAACAACAAAATATTAGTGGGTCTCTTTCAATACAACAAAATGTTGAAATTGGACAAGATGCTATTATAAGTGGTTCATTGTTTGTATCTAAGAGTTTCTTTTTTGGAAATGATTTAAATGATAAAAGTGAAATCACTGGTTCTGTATTTTTAACAGGTTCATTGGTAATTGATGGGGAATTAAGAACTGCAGCACCAAACACAATTCTTTCGGTAACATCTTCCAATTCAATATTAGCAGTTGATACACAAAGATATGCTGGTATTCTTGCAAAAGATTTTGGTGCTAACGTACCTACTCTTTATGTTTCTTCTACCGATGGTGATGATACAAACGATGGTAGAACTATTCAATTTCCACTTCGTACAATTAAAAGAGCTGCATCATTGGCAGCACCAGGATACGATGGTAGATATGGATTCGATACCGGTTCAATATCAAATGGATATGTGATTAAAGTACAGGCTGGAACGTATTTAGAGGATAATCCTGTGATACTTCCTAAGAATACAACTATATGGGGTGCCGGTTTGCGTATCACCAAGATTAACGCTAAAACACCCACAGAAGACCTATTCTTAGTAAACGCTGGATGTTATATTGCAGAGGTAACAATGGGAGGATTGAGATTGTATCCAGACCAAATAAATCCTGAAAAAGGATTCGCTGTGGCTTTCCAACCCGGAGCATTTATTACAACTTCGCCATATGTTCAGAACTGTTCTCAAATTTCAAATCAAGAGAATTCATTCACCGAACTTTATGAAGATATTCCACCAGGAGGTGGAGGTCTTTATGTTAATGGTGATGTGATTGATCCCGATTCTCCATTGGCTTCAATGGTATTGGATGCTTACACTCAAATTTCTCCAAACGGCGTAGGTTGTTTGGTTAATGGTAGAGGTTTCATTCAGTTGGTATCTTTCTTTAATAACTTCTCATATTATGCAATTAGAGTAAACAATGGCGGACAAGCTACCCTAAATAACTCAAACATTTCGTTTGGTTTGTATGGTATGTACGCTAGTGGTTCTCGTCTTATTTCTGGTAGTGGTGGTAATATTCAAGCTAGAGATAGTGTAAGAGGAACTTGGAGTTGTGTTGTTAATGTTCTAAACAAAGGATTAGAAAATGGATTACCTACAATAACAAAATTGAATACAGCTGAAGGGATTCGTATAACAGCGCCATCATTATATACACAAAGTAGAGTATCTGCTACAACAACATTATCAACTACTGCAGCAGATGAAATATTTTCTGATTATACATTAATAAGTGAAATAGTTGATAAAGGTGTAACTAATTTTCCAACCCTATTAGCTAAGAGTTCTATAAAGGGATACGGATTTGATTCTCCATATAATATATTAGGAGCAGAGCAAATAACATCATCTATATCAGCTACTCAACATGATTTAAATACTATTAGTTCATCATACGCAGCCTTATTAAGTATATTAGCAAATGGTACTGGTTCATTTAATTTTAAATCAAATACAAGTGCTAGTAAACAAATTGGTACTGATGTAATTGAGCAAATAACAAATATTGCAACAAACTATACTGCATCTGTTAGTTCATCATTTGGAACGGTTCTTAATATTATTACAAAAGGCGTTTCTGTTAAACCAACGTACATAGCAAATACAAGTGGTAGTATAAAGGGTGGAACTACCGAACAAATAATGCTGGGTGTAACATCATCTTTAGCAACAATAAATTCTATAAGTGCAAGTTTTAGTATTGTTTATAATATTTTAGCAAATGGTACTGGTAGTAATATTTTATCAATACCAGCTAATCATAAAAAATCTTTTGTAATAACAAATAATAATAGTTCTTCATTTGATTTTGAAGGACTTGGTAGTAATCCTACATTAACTTTATTTAGAGGAGAAACTTACAAATTTAATGTAAATGCAATAGAAATATTTGGTGGTATCGAATATCCGTTTTGGATTAGAACAGAACAATTAGAAGGTATTACTGAAAAATATGATTATAATATTGGTATGGTAAACAATGGCGATAGTAGAGGGACAATAACCTTTACAGTACCATATAACGCACCAAACAAATTATATTATGTATCGCAGAATAGAAGTTTAATGGGTGGTAAGATTGAAATAGTAAATTCATCTACAACACCATTTGACTTAATTAAAAATACATTAACATATCCAGCTACAATACAAAGTGGTTCAATAGCTAAAACAGGTATTGATGTTGTAACGGCATACGAAATATTAGTAAGTAACATAGAATTTATCAAAGATGAAGTAATACAATTTGTATCATCATCTTGGAGTGGGTTTTCATATCCAGAAGAAACTTGTAAAAGAGATGTTGGTTATATTGTAAATGGTGTAGCAAAAGACCTTTTATTTGGTGGAAATGAAGAAAGTATTAGAAATGGTTTATTTTATTATCAATATCCATCTGAAGCAACTACTACACAATTAGGACCAACGCTAACTGCTATGAAGCATGCAGCTGGAGTTTCATTAAATTTAATTAGAGGTAAAGTATATACAGAACCAACAACTGAAGTAGATGATGTTTGGAATACTATTAGAGATAATAAAACATTTGTACAAAATGAAGTTATAACTTATTTATCATCATCTTGGTCTAATTTTTATTATAACGAAGCAAAATGTAGACGTGATACTGGTTATATATTAGATGCAGTAGCAACTGATGCAAAATATGGTGGTAATGAAAGAAGTATAATTGCTGGTGAATACTATTATCAATACCCATCTTTAGCAATCGTAAGAGGTGATGGAGATGGTGTTGGTCAATTAGGACAAACATCGGATGGTATCAGATACGCAAGTGGATTGGTTGATAATTTATTAAAGAAAAAAACATTTACAGCTCCAACCGCATCAATATTATCGGCATATAATAATTTAATAAATAATAAAGAATTAATTCAAAACGAAACAATTCAATTTATTAATGTTGCATTTCCAAATTTAAAATATATTCAAGCAACTTGTAAAAGAGATGTTGGGTATATTGTTGATAATGTAGCAACTGATTTATTATATGGTGGAATTGAAAGAGGTATAACTGCTGGTAGATACTATTATGATTATCCATCTTTAGCAACAACAACTCAAAGAACATCAACTATTGCTGGTGTTAAGTATGCAAAAATTATTGGAGATACTATTGTTCAAAATCAAATATTAGATACACCACGTATTGTTTATAATGATGAAAAGAACTTTAGATTATCTACTTTAACAAACGCAACATCTTCATTTAGTGGTTCGGCAACGCAGCAAACTTTTATTGGTAATACGTTCTCAATTATAGAAGGAATTGTAGCAAGAGGATTAAGTTCGGTTAAATCTTTATTAGCACAAAATACTGGATTAACTTGGAATAAATACAATCCAATAAATGTAAGCACTGGTTCTCAAATAACATCATCTAATACAACACCAAACGAAGTAACTACAATTGGCAGAAATTTTGATGTTGTAAATACTATTATTGGTGGTGGTTTAGTAGCAGAACCTTTATTTACTTCATCACATGTAGGATTAACTAAAGTAACTACTGGAACACAAACAACTGCATCATTTGCTGTAAGTGGTTCGGCAACATCATCACTTTCATCATCATTCGCTTTAGTAGCAAGAATTATAATAAACGGAACGGGTTCATTAGGAGAATTAAAATTAAATACATCACAAAGTATTAAAGTTACTAATACGGTATTTACAGCAAGTTCTGCAGCAACAACTGCAGAAAGTGCAAGTATTAGTTCATCATTTGCTTTAGTTGAAAGAGTATTAATAAATGGAACATCTGTTATACCAGCATTAACATCTTCGTTAAACGGAAATATAAAAGTAACTTCTGGAACTCAAATAGTATCATCATCGTTGTATAGTGGTAGCTTGGAAAATGTAGCATTTATATCATCATCTATTTCAATTGTAACAAAAATAATAGAATTTGGTGAAGGAGCATCTCCGGCAATTACTTTATATTCGGCACCAGTATTATCAACATCTAATATTGCATCTTATAACTTATTAAAACTAAACATACCATTTATAGTTTCAGAAAGTATTGCATACATATCATCATCTTGGTCTTCATTTGAATATGATGAAAGTAAATGTAAAAGAGATTTAACAGGTATATTGAGTGGTTCAGCGGAGGATTTAATATTCAATGCAAATTCTGCATCTATATTTAATGGTAATTTTTATTTAGAGTTTCCATCTAAAGCTAACGATTCGCAATTAGCACAAACATTGGATGCAATTAATTACGCATCACGTTTGGCACAAAAAGTAATTCAAAATATACCGTTTGCTGCACCATCTTCTAATGTAACAAACGCAAAAGTATTATTAAGAAATAATACACAATTTATTAAAGATGAAACAATAGCATATCTATCATCATCTTGGATTGCGCATGATTATAACGAAACAACTTGTAAGAGAGATGTAGGACATATATTAGATGCAGCAATTACTGATATGGTATATGGTGGAAACGAAAGAACTAGAGTAGCAGCATACTATTACTATACATATCCTTCGGCAGCAACTGGTTCACAATTAATGCAAACTATTGATGGTATTAATTACGCAAATAGATTAGCACAAAAGACAGTATTAAATACAACATTTATTCAAGCCGAAAGCAATAAAATAAATGCAAGTAACTTAATAAGATTGAATAGAGATTTGATTGCAAACGAAGTAGTTGAATATGTAAGTTCTTCTTGGAGTGATGCACCTTACGATGATACTAAATGTAGAAGGGATATTAAATATATTTTAGATGCGGTTAGAACTGACTTAGTATATGGTGGAAATGAAAGAAGTAGATTTGCCGGCGAATATTATTATAGATATCCATCAAAAGCAATAGTAGCGGGTGTACCATCCGCAACTTCTCAATTAGATAGTACAATAACTGGTATAGAATATGGTAATGGTTTAGTACAAAATATAATTAAAAATAATATATTAAGTGTACCATCTTCAGCAATAACAAACGCAGCAGCTTTAGTAAGAAAAAATAGAGCATTCTTACAACAAAACACCGTTGATTACGCTAATGAAATATATCCTAATTTAGATTATATTGAAAGTAAGTGTTACAGAGATACGGGATTTATTGTAGATGCTGTAATTACTGATTTAGTATATGGTGGTAATGAAAGAAGTGTAATAGCAGGAAGATTCTATTATTTATATCCATCCCAAGCTACCGGAGTTCAATCTGAAGAAACAATTGATTCATTAAACTTCACAAAAGGTTTAGCAAAGTTAGTAGCAATTGGTGGAAAATCAATAGAGGATGGTTTTGATATTGTGGCAAACGTAATTGAAAGTGGAAGTAATTCTGCACCTTCTGTGGTACTAAATACTGCAGATGGAATCAAAGCAACTACTGCTCTACAAATTACATCATCAATATCAGTAGCAACAGCTGATAAATCTATTATATCATCTTCATTTGGTAATATACTTAATATCGTATCAAATGGTACTGGTTCAATACCAACAACTATTCTTAAAAATACAAATAGAGGTGTAAACTTTATTGGTGGTACACAAATAACATCTTCAAATACGCCGAATACTTCTGAAAAAGTAAAAGTAACTACTGGATTTGATACTGTAATTGATATTGTAGCAAATGGCACTGGTTCAATTCCAACTATTGTAACAAATGTAAATTCTTTAATTAGAAGAACAGCAACAAGCAGATATATAACAACTGCATCAATAGCATCTACATATCTTACGGCTTCAAATAATAGTTTTGATATTGTTTTAGATATTGTTGAAAATGGTACTGATACTTTGCCTACATTAATAAAAAATGTTGATGGATTAGTAAAAATAACAAATACAAATCAATATACATCTTCGGTAATTATATCATCTTCAATAGCAAAACATATATCAGGAAGCTTTGATACAATTATAAACATATTACAAAATGGTACGGGTTCTAAACCAACTACGGCAACGTATAATCCTGCTAATGGTAATTTTGTAATTACGATTCCAAACCACAGCTATAAAGCATCTGATTTTATTTATTTAAAACCTGAATCATTTGTATTCACTTGTGAAATGGATGGTAATAGAACGGAACACAAATTACCTTCAGTTGGACAGCGTGCATATAATAGTAGGTTAAGTATAATTTCAGTAACAACTAATACTATAACTGTAAATGTTGGTATATCAGGTCCTGATGTATATTTCACTCCTACAGCTGCAACTTATGACCCAGCAACTGGTAATTTTGTATTGACTGTTGGACCGCACACTTTAAGTATAGGAGAAGGAATTGTAATAACAACTGGTTCAATCGCATTCACTTGCGATATGGATAATAATCAATCAACTAAATCTTATCCTAGATTTGGTATAGACCCATATGCAGGACGTTCTTTTAAAATAACAAATACTACATATACTACATTGACAGTTAATGCTGGAATATCCGCAGCTAATAAATACTTTACACCATCTGCGGTTAATTACAATGCACTAACTGGAGATATGGATGTAACTGTTGGGCAGCATGGATTGGGAGTTGGTAGAAGTGTTATTTTAGTAAGTTCATCAATAGCGTTTACCTGTGACCAGGATGGTAACGCAACAACTCATAGTTATCCTAGAAGTGGTAGTGACCCATATGCTGGAAAATCAATTGAGATAACATCAGTTGGATTTACACAACATACAATAACAAATGCACCTTACAATGCTGAAACTGGAGATGTTACTATAACAATAGCATCTCACGGATTTAGTAATGGTGATTACATTAAAATTTCGGATAACTCATTAGTTTATACTTGTATATTAGATGAAAATTTAGTTTCAAAATCTTACCCAAGAGCTGGATACGATTACCCAAGTGGTAGATGGTTAAGTATATCAGGTGTAACTACAAATACATTTAATATCAATGTAGGACCATCTTCATATACAAGCGCACATACATTTATATCAGCAACCGCAAATGGATTACAAAGACAAAATGGAATATTTAGAATAAATGTAGGAGATGCTGGAAGTGCTTCTGGTTCTATACACACATTCGTATCGGCATCAGCAAACGCTATACAACACTTACCACAATCGGTACACACATTTGTATCCGCATCAACTGGAGCAGTTAAACATTTACCACAAGCAGCACATACATTCGTAAGAGCTGATAGAAATGCAGTAACTCCTATACCAATAATAATAACACCAAATACAGGTGCAAATATTAAAGTAACTGATGCTACTCAATATTTTGGAGTAAGCGCGGCAACACAAACTGAAGCTAACGCAATATCGGCATCTATTTCTATTGTAACAAATATAATAGCAAATGGCACTGGTTCATTACCAACTGTAACTTTATATACATCATCAATATCATCTTCAAATGTAGTAGCAGCTTATACTATACTAAAAAGTAACTTAGATTTTATAGTATCAGAAAGTATTGCATATTTAAGTTCATCTTGGAGTACTGCATCTTATGATGAGAGTAAGTGTAGACGTGATTTAAAAGGAATACTTAGTGGTTCGGCTGAAGATTTAATATTCAATGCAAATTCAGCATCAGTATTCAATGGTAAGTTTTATTATCAGTTCCCATCACAAGCGCAAGGAGCACAATTAAACCAAACATTAGATGGTATTAAATACGCATCACGTTTAGCACAAAAATTAGTATTAAATACTTTATTTGTAACTCAATCGGCGCAAGTTCAAACTGCATATACTCTTTTGGTTAATAACAAAGAGCTTATTAAGAATGAAGTAATACCTTATATAAGTTCATCTTGGAGTACACACCAATATATTGAAACAACTTGTAAGAGAGATGTTGGTCATATTATAGATGCAGTTTCTACCGATTTATTATATGGTGGAAATGAAAGAACTGTAAATGCTGGAATATTTTATTATCAATATCCATCCGATGCAACTGGTTCACAAATACAGGAGACTGTAACAGGTATTGAATATGCTAGAAACCTTGCATTCAAAATTATTAGAGGAAATACATTCGTAAAAGTATCACAAAATAAATTACAAGCAAAAGAATTAATTTATAACAATAGAGCATTTATACAAAATGAAGTTATAAGTTATATTTCGGCAAGTTGGAGTACAGCATCTTATAATGAAGTAACTTGTAAGAGAGATGTAGGACATATTTTAGATGCGGTAACAACTGATATAGTGTATGGTGGTAATGAGAGAAGTATAAATGCTGGAAAATTCTATTATGAATATCCATCACAAGCTACAACATCTCAATTAGGACCAACATTAAGTGGAATCAAATACGCAAAAGATTTAACCGATAGCGTGTTAAAAAATTCAACATTTGTATCAGCATCTAATTCTAATATTATTGCATACGAATTGATATTCAATAATAAGGCATTTATACAAAATGAAACTATTGCTTATCTATCTTCTTCTTGGAGTGCATTCAGTTATAACCAAACTACTTGTAAAAGAGATATTGGTTATATATTAGATGCGGTAGCAACTGATATTCTTTATGGTGGTAACGAAAGAGTAGCTAAAGCCGGTGAGTATTATTACTTATATCCTTCATTAGCAACTGTGGGTAACGATGGTGATACTGGTGGACAATTAAATCAAACTTTAGATGGTATTAAATACGCTAAAGGAATTACTGAAAAAATTGTAGCAAATTTATTATTACAATCACCAACAACATCTGAATTAACTGGATTTAATTTATTACTTGATAATAAGAAGTTTATACAAAGTGAATCAATTGCTTATCTATCTTCTTCTTGGAGTGGTGGTGATGGATTCTATTATAACGAAACAACTTGTAAGAGAGATATTGGACATATTATAGATGCTGTTAGAACTGACTTGGTATATGGTGGTAATGAGAGAAGCTCTAAAGCTGGAGAATACTATTACCTATATCCATCGGCAGCAATCCTAACAGGATCCGTTTCACCAACTGCCGCAACACAAAAAGGACCTACACTTGATGGAATAAAATATGTAGCTGGTACTGCAGAAAATATAATAGCAAATAAAGTATTAATATCACCAACTGGATTTACAACATCATCAGTTAATTTATTAAGACAGAATAAAAAATTTATACAAAATGAAACTGTACAATACATAGATGCTTTCTTCCCTAACTTAGTTTATTTAAGAGAAACGTGTAGACGTGATGTTGGATATATTTTAGATGCAGTTATAACTGATAATTTCTATGGTGGAAATCAAAGAAGTGTTATAGCTGGACAATATTATTATTTGTATCCATCATTAGCAACAAAGAGTACGCAAGTTAGAGAAACTGTTGCTGGTGTTGATTACGCAAAAGCAGTTGCTAAAGCAATCGTTCAAAATATTAAATTAAATTCTCCAACACTAACAACAAATACTGATGGAAATATTAAAGTAACTAATACTGCACAATATACATCATCATCAATATCAGCATCAATAATTGAAGTAAATCAAATTAGTTCATCATTTGGTTTAGTAACTGGAATTATAAATGATGGGGTAAAATCATTTACACCAACTACCGCAACATACAATCCGGCGGATGGAGAATTTGTAATTACTATACCAAGTCATACATTGACAAAATACAATAGTATTTACATTAGACCTGAATCATTTGTGTTCACTTGTGAAATGGATGGTAACAGAACGGAACATAAATTACCTGGAGTTGGACAATATCCATATTCTAACAAATTACAAATACAATCGGTAACAACTAATACTATAACTGTAAATGTTGGAGCATCAGGACCTAACGTAGAGTTTACTCCAACATCGGCATCATATAATCCGGCAACTGGTAATTTCGTAGTCACTGTGGGGACTCATAATTTAAGTGTGGGTGAGGGTATAGTACTTTCTACTGGTTCATTTGCGTTTACTTGTGATATGGATAATAATCAATCTACTAAATCTTATCCTAGATTTGGTATTGACCCATATTCAGTTCGTTCTATTCCACTTACCGCTGTAACCGATACTACATTAACTTTTAACGTTGGTGTATCGGCAGCTAACAAATATTTCACACCAACATCAGCATCCTACAACGCCCTAACAGGTGATATGGTTGTAACTGTTGGTCAGCACGGATTAGGAGTTGGTAGGAGTGTTACTTTAGCAAGTGCTTCAATAGCATTTACTTGTGACCAAGACAATAACGCAACAACTCATAGTTACCCAAGAAGTGGTAGTGACCCATATGCTGGAAAATCAATTGTAATTACTTCAGTTGGTACTTCATCACATACAATAACTAACGCTCCTTATAATTCATCAACGGGAGTAGTTACTTTAACGGTAGCAGGACATGGATTTAGTAATGGAGATTATATTAAGATTTCTGACAATTCATTAACTTACACTTGTGTGTTGGATGATTATAGTGTTTCTAAATCGTATCCAAGACCTGGTTACGATTACCCATCTGGAAGATGGTTAGAGATATCTAATGTAACAACGAATACATTTACTATCAATGTGGGTTCATCTAACTATATTGGTGCACATACATTTATATCAGCAACAGCAAATGGATTACAAAGACAAACTGGTACATTTACAATTAATGTAGGAGATGCTGGAAGTGCTTCTGGCTCAATACATACATTTGTATCGGCATCAGCAAACGCTATACAACACTTACCTCAATCAGTACATACATTTGTATCAGCATCAGCTGGGGCAATTAAACATTTACCTCAATCGGCTCATACATTTATTAGAACTACTAAAAATTCAATAAGTACTATACCTGTATTGGTTCAAAATGGAGATAGTTTAATTAAAGTAACAAATACAGCTCAATACTCATCATCAATATCAGCAAGTGGAGCTGAATTAGATATTATTACATCATCATTTAAGCATGTAGCTGATATTATTGAAAAAGGTGTTGCATTTGTACCGGATTCATTAGCAAGAAACTATGATTATGGATTTGAATTATCTACACCAACTTTATTACATATAAGTTCTAAAGAGCAAACAATTGGTACGGGTTCATATAACTTATCAACTCAAATTACAAACGTAAGTTCTTCTTATGGTACTGTTGTAAACGTTGTTAAAAACGGATTGAGTGTATTACCTACATTAGTAGCAAGTACATCATCATCTTTAAAAGTAACAAATGCAAATCCTATAAAGCAATCAATATCCGCATCATCTTTTGATACTAATAAGATTGCAAGTGGATTTGATTTGATATTAAATGTAATTGAAAACGGAACATCGGTTCTACCAACAATTATATCAAATACATCAGCAAGTATTAAAGTAACCGATACGCCACAATTGATAAGTGGAAGTGCATCTGGAAGATTACAAGGTAAATTAATATCATCATCTTTATCTTTGGTAATTGATGTATTATTAAGTAATGGCACAAGCTCAATTGGGTTTAACCCATCAACATATCCGATAGCAAATTCAAATGCAAAGATAAATTCAGCATATAACTTATTAATAAGTAACTCTAAATTTATAGTTGATGAAACTATTGCTTATATGAGTTCATCTTGGAGTGGGTTTGAATATACACAAAGTAAATGTGAAAGAGATTTGACTGGAATCCTTAGTGGTTCTGCATTTGACCTTTTATATGGTGGTAATTCGGCATCTTTGTTTAATGGTAAGTTCTATTTCGATTATCCATCAAACGCTACCGGTTCACAATTAGACCAAACAATTACGGCAATCAAATACGCAAGTGGATTAGCAGAAAAGGTTGTATTGAATACTGTATTCACACACATATCAGCATCAATTAATCAACCAACATCGGCATCTTGGAATTCATTAAGAAATAACAAAGCATTTATACAAAGTGAATCAATTGCATATCTATCTTCTTCTTGGAGTAACTTTGATTATAACGAAACAACTTGTAAGAGAGATATTGGATACGTTATAGATGCAGTAGCAACTGATTTACTATATGGTGGTAATGAAAGAAGTGTGGTAGCAGGTAGATACTATTATGATTATCCATCTCAAGCTACAAATGCACAATTAGAACCAACATTGACTGGTATAAGATACGCAAAAGGAACGGCTATGAACGTAGTGGTTAATAAGCAGATATTTACAGCATCTTTGGAAGTTCAATACGCATACGATTTAATAAAAGCTAACAAACTATTCATACAAAGTGAAAGTGTTGCATATGTAAACGTTAAATACCCTAACTTAGATTATAGTGAAAGTAAATGTTATAGAGATTTAGGATATATCATTGATGGTGTAGCAACTGATTTACTTTATGGTGGAAATGAAAGAAGTAGAGATAATGGGGATTACTATTATCAGTTCCCATCACAAGCTAATGGATTTGGTTCGCAAGTGGTACAAACAACCGATGCAATTAAGTACGCAGCTAGATTTACAACCGCATCTATTAGTAGTACATTAATAGCGGCACCTCTTGTTATACCTAATACACAGGCAAATATTAAAGTAACTAACGCTACACAACTTGTAACATCATCATTGTTTGGAACTGTGGCTGAATCTACTAAAGTATCCGCATCTATTTCTATTGTAACAAATATAATAGCAAATGGTACGGGTTCATTACCAACTTTAATTCCATATGTAACTCCATCGGCTGATACTAATGTAATATACGCATACAATTTATTAAAAGCAAATATTGGATTCATTGTATCGGAATCAATTGCATATTTAAGTTCATCTTGGTCAACAGCATCTTACGATGAAAGTAAATGTGGTCGTGATTTAAGAGGAATACTTAGTGGTTCTGCGGAAGATTTATTATACAACGCAAATTCAGCATCATTATTTAATGGTATATTCTATTATCAATATCCATCACAGGCGCAAGGAGCACAAATAAATCAAACATTAGATGGTATCAATTACGCAAGTAAGTTAGCACAAAATATAGTACAAAACGTAACTTATGTAACGGCATCGGCAAATGTATCAGCATCATACGCATTGATTAGAAAGAATAGAGAGTTTATACAAAATGAAACTATTGCTTACCTATCATCATCTTGGAGTACGGCATCTTATGTTGAAACAACTTGTAAGAGAGATGTGGGACATATTATAGATGCAGTTTCTACGGATTTATTATATGGTGGAAATGAAAGAAGTACATACGCAGGTATATTCTATTATTTATATCCATCTCAGGCAAATGGTACTGGTTCGCAAGTACAAGCAACATTAACCGGTGTTAATTACGCAGGACAACTTTCTAAAAATGTTGCGGCTTCATTAACATTTGTGACAGCATCTCAAATAGTTTCAGCATCGGTTAATTTGTTGAGAAAGAATAGAGAGTTTATACAAAATGAAACCCTAGCTTACTTAACTGCTAGTTGGAGTACATTTGAATATGATAAAGATAAGTGTAAGAGAGATACTGGATTTATTATAGATGGAGTTATTACTGACTTATTATATGGTGGTAATGAAAGAGGTTCATTCAACGGAGAGTTCTATTACAAATATCCATCTAAGGCAATTATAGAGGGAGATGGCGATGGTGTTGGACAATTAGGACAAACAATTGATGGTATAAACTACGCAAGTAGAATAGCACAAAAAATTGCCAAAAATATATTATTCGTAACGGCATCAGTAGAGGCATCAGCATCATTTGATTTATTAAGAAAGAACAAATCATTTGTGGCAGCTGAAACTATCGCTTATGTTAGTTCTTCTTGGAGTGGTGTATATTACAATGAAACAACTTGTAAGAGAGATGTTGGATATTTAATAGATGCAGCAGCAACGGATGTATTATATGGTGGACAAGAACGAAGTGTGATAGCAGGACAGTATTATTACTTATATCCTTCTAACGCAATCAATAAAGGTGTACCATCAACACAAAATCAATTAGACCCAACACTTACGGGTATCAGATATGCTGGAAAATTATCTAAAAAGGTAATAATCAATCCAACTTATTTAGTACCATCGGCTTCTTTATTAACAACTGCACAATTGTTGACAGATAATAAACAATTAATACAAAAAGAAACTATAACATTCTTATCTTCTTCTTGGAGTAATTTGAAATATAATGAAGCAAGTTGTAGTAGAGATTTAGGATTTATTATAGATGCAATCAGAACTGACTTAGTTTATGGTGGTAACGAAAGAAGTATTGAAGCAGGTTCATATTATTACAAATTCCCATCAGTAGCAATTGTGGAAAGTTATGGTGATAATAATGGACAAAAGAAGCAAACGATAGATGGTATTAACTTTGCAAGAGGAATATCTGAAAAAATTGTAGCAAATACTTTATTAAGTTATTTAGCACCTGCAACTAAGAGAAGACAAGCAGCTGAAAGATTAAAAGGCGGTAAAGACGAATTAAAACAAAGAGCAATCGGATACACAAATGGAGCTTTTCCATATTTAGTATATAATGAGGCAAGTTGTTCACGTGATACTGGATTTATTGTAGATGCATGTGTGACTGATTTATTATATGGTGGAAATGAAAGAGGAATTAGAGCAGCATCTTCATACTACGATGGACAATACGGAAGTGCGGTTGTTGTTACTAGAGACCAATTATTAGAAACATTAGAAACAAATCGTTATCTAAGAACTAGAGCAGAGTTTATAGCAGCTGGAGCACCATTAGAAGTATTTGGTTCTCTAATTGTGGCAACTGGTATTGACTACTCTTATAATGGTAGTGGTGTAACATTTAAAGCACTTCCTCCAAATCAGGGTGGTAGTGGTGTTGCAGACCCGGCATTTGAAATTACCGAATTGGGTGGAGGTAGAATCTTCTTCACATCTGGTAATCAGGATGGTGACTTTAGAATTGGTACGGGTTTAAGTATTAATCAGGCAACTGGTACTCTTGTGGGTAGAACATTTAGTAAATCTCTATTCTCATTAGTAACTCCGTTCTCATTAGCACTACAAATATAAAAAAAGAAAATAAAAAAATAAAAAAATGGCAGAAGTTTTTGTACCCTTAAATCGGTTTCAGTCAGTAGTAGTTGGATTGACTGGAGAACCTGATGAAATCTATACAACACCAGCGGGTGTTTCATCGATTGTATTGTCTTGTCAAATTACAAATAATAGTTTGGTAACACAACCCGTAACTATATTTGTAACATCTAACAAAGAAATACCTATACCTGAATTTGGTGACATATATAGTGGTAGTGCTTTTGTTAGTGCTTCTGTAAGTTTACTAAATTTTAGTGGTAGTTTTGCTAGTGCATCTTTATTACTAAATTCAAACAGACAATTTTTAAGAAAAGAAATAGCAGCATATACTCAAAATCAAAATAGTTTATCGGAAACTCCATTTACTTTCATATCATCTTACTTTGAACAAAATACTTTAGATGATGTGGATGCAATAAAGTATGATATTGTTAATAATACAACAATCCGAACAAACAAAGCAGCAAAAGCTTATTTTGATAAAAATGGAGTATCTCTTATTGATACTACTGAATATTCTGCATCTATATTTGCTTTAGATTATTTAAAAGTATTATCAAATCAAATTATAAAAAACCAATCGGTAACTGGTTCAGATGCTTCTCCATTATTATTTCAAAGTGGAGTAACGCAATCAGTATTAAGTGCATTTACAAACGGAACTCAATCAGGAATATCAGCATCTATATATGTAGTAAATTCTTTAGTAGATGTTATCAAAACTACAATTGAATCTCCTGTATTAGTTGAACAAGAAGCTGTAAGATTGGTAACTAATGTGACAATACCAGCAGCTGATTCACTTTCACCGGTAGTTTCGGGTAAATTGGTATTAGAAGAAACGTATGGTTTCATAGTATCCGGCTCATCTCAATTAACTGTGGTTCTTTCTTTGTTAGAAAGTGCAAACGAATAACGATATATATCTACTATTAATATTTATAGTTGATTTTTGATATTTATAAAAAAGCTGGAAAGTAACGCATGGCAATTAGTAATCTATTAACGGGTAGGGTAAGGGTAATTTCACCCAAAAATGTAACGGCAGACAGATATCAGTTCATTGATTTATCTCAAGTTGAACCGAATTTTGGTGTTCCAAATTTCTCTGCTTCACTTTCTGGTTCTCCGGCGATATTAGTATCGGATGACCAGGGTAATAGAGGATTTGTAAGAAGTTTAGATTTAGATAGAGCGACTGGTACATTTACTGGCTCTTTCACCGGTTCTTTTACCGGCTCCTATTTTGGAGATGGTAGAGATTTAGTTAATTTACCTGTATCAAAATTTATAGCAAGTGGTTCGGCAACTGCATCTTTTCAACAAGGTGATTTATTAGTTAATACAAATACTAGAATTCAAGGTAATTTAATAGTTGATGAATCTATTTTTGCTGACCAAATTATTGTAAATATAGTTTCATCGTCAATAGTATTTTCATCGGGTTCAAATATATTTGGTAATATAGACCAAAACATACAACAATTTACAGGATCTGTAAGAATACAAAGTGAATTAATTGGTAACAATATTACCGGTTCTTCATTTACTGGTTCATTTACTGGTTCATTTTTTGGAGATGCAAGAGATTTATTTAATTTACCACAAGCTACTAGATTAGCAAGTGGTAGTGTAACAGCATCGGTAGCACCAAATACTGGATTTGTAGTAACATCAATAGCTAGTGGTTCTAAATTTACTGGTTCACTTTTTGTAAGTGGAAATGTTGTAATACCATCTGGAAGTGGATTCTTTAGTGGTAGTGGTGAGGGATTATTTAATATTCCATTATCAGCACTTAATATTGATTCGCTAGTATCTACTAGAATAGCTAGTGGGTCTGCAACAGCATCAATAGCACCTAATACTGGATTTGTAGTCAATACTTTTTCAACATTTCAATTCGGAGTTTCGGCATCTATGTTTAGCGGTAGTGGTAGAGGCTTATTTGATATTCCTCGTTCCGCATTAACTCCTGATGCTTTAGTAGCAACATTAATAGCAACTGGAAGTGTAACTGCATCGGTTAGTCCGAGTGACGGATTCAGAGTAATTTCATTAAATAGTGGTTCACAATTTACTGGTAGTTTATTTGTAAGTGGTGGTAATATAAGAGTTGCAACCGGTTCATTCTTTAGTGGTAGTGGTAAAGGATTATCTGATATCCCTCGTTCTGCATTAGCACCGGACGCATTATTAAGTACTTTAATTACAAGTGGTAGTGTAACCGCATCCGTAACACCTGATTTTGGATTTAGAGTACAATCGATAGATAGTGGTTCGCAATTTACAGGCTCTTTATTTGTAAGTGGTGCTAGAGGTATTGAAATTGCATCTGGTTCATCTTATTCTGGTAGTGGAGATAGATTATTTGATATACCAATATCAGCTCTTAGAGATTTAGACCTATCTAAAATTGCCAGTGGTAGTGCAACCGCATCAATAAGCCCAAATTTTGGATTAAGAGTAAATACATTTTCTACATTTAGCGGAAGTATGATAATATCGGCATCAGCTGCATATTATCCATCCGAATCTTTGGATAAAGTATTTAATGTAACCAATGTTGATACTGGAAACTATGTATTTAATGGTGATACCACAGTAGCTAATCCTACAATAACATTAGTAAGAGGAGTAACCTATACATTTAATATAAACGCATCCGGCCACCCATTTTGGATTAAAACGATTGCTGGCTCTACTTCTAATAATGCATATAATACTGGTGTTACAAACAATGGTGAAGATCTTGGAACAATAGAGTTTGTTGTACCATATGATGCACCATCAATACTATATTACAATTGTGAATACCACATATCAATGGCGGGTACAATTAATGTAGTAGATGCTCTTTTACAAAGAAGACCAGAAGTTTTAATTATTGGAGATGCAATTGTAAGTGGTAGTTTAAACGTAAGCCAACCGGCAATATTTAAATCAACTATTACCGCATCTATGTTTACTGGTAGTGGTGCTGGTTTATTTGATATTCCAGAATCGGCATTATCGTTTTCACCATCTAGAATAGCTAGTGGTAGTATAACAGCATCGGTATCTCCTGTTTTTGGATTTAAAGTAGAATCACCTTTAAGTGGTTCTCAATTTACTGGTAGTATTGATATAAGTGGAAGTCTTAGGGTATTTCAAGTTTTTACTAACGAAGTAAGTGGTTCTGATATTAGTGGTTCGTTTCAAGGAGATGGTAGTAGGTTAACGGGAATAATAGTATCTCCACAAGTAGCAACAAAAATAGTATCTGGATCCGTAACTGCATCGGTTTCTCCTGTTGAGGGATTTGTAGTAACATCTGTTACGGCTGGTTCTACTTTTGTTGGAAATTTATTTGTAAGTGGAAATATTTCAATCACATCAGGTTCAGTTTATTCTGGTAGTGGTGCTAACTTATTTGATATTCCGGAATCTGCCCTTTCATTTTCTCCAAATAAAATTGCATCTGGTAGTGTAACTGCATCCGTATCACCTGATTTTGGATTAAAAGTAGAATCATTAGAAAATGGTTCTCAATTTACCGGAAGTTTATTTATAAGTGGAGCTGGTGTATTTTTGAATTCTGGTTCATTTAGTGGTAGTGGTAAAAATCTTTTTGATATTCCAATATCCGCACTTTCTAATTTAGATACTTCAAAAATATTTAGTGGTAGTGTAACTGCATCAATTTCTCCAAATAAAGGATTTGAAGTATTTGCAGACGTATCTAATTTTTCTGGCTCAATATCGGCATCGGTATTTAGTGGTAGTGGTAAAGGACTATTTGATATTCCGCAATCGGCACTATCATCTGAAGTATTTAGAATATCAAGTGGTAGTGTAACAGCATCGGTATCCCCTAACTTTGGGTTTAGGGTTGAATCATTTGAAAGCGGTTCTGATTTTAGTGGAAGTATTAGAATTGATTCATCTTCATTTATATACGCAGAAGGTACGTTTTTAAGAAACATCCCTCGTAATGCATTAACGGAAGAGGCTTTAATATCTACTGAAATTAAATCAGGTTCGGTAACCGCATCTGTATCACCAAACGAAGGATTTAAAGTAACATCAATAGAAAGTGGTTCTCAGTTTAGTGGAAGTTTATTTGTAAGTGGTGGATATATAAGAGTTGAAACTGGTTCATTCTTTAGTGGTAGTGGCGCAGGATTATCTGATATTCCTGAATCGGCATTATCATTTAAAATTAATAGAATTGCCAGTGGTTCGGTAACGGCATCTATCTCACCCGATTTTGGATTAAGAGTAAATACATTTTCTACAATTAGTGGTAGTTTTATAGCATCATCATCAGCAAGAATAATACCAAGCTACGATATAGATAAAGTGTTTAATGTAACAAATGATGGTAGTGGTCTATATAATATAAGCAATAGATTGGTAAGTGGTTCAAACCCAAATTTAACTTTAGTTAGAAATGTAGAATATACGTTTAACATTAATGCAATTGGACATCCATTTTGGATTAATGAAACATCTGGTCTTGGTACTAATAATTCTTATGATTATTGGGTAACTAATAATGGTGAAGATAGTGGTGTAATAACATTTTTAGTTTCAGGAAGTGCACCTGATACGTTATATTACAACTGCCAATTGCACTCATCAATGAAAGGTGATATCAATGTAGTTGATGCTTTATATGTTCCAGCTGAAATAAAATTAATTGGTGAAACAAAAGTTATTGGAAATATTACCGCATCAATGTTTAGTGGTAGTGGTAAAGGGTTATTTGATATCCCACAATCTGCAATATCTGGTGATACCGTTAGAATTGCTAGTGGTAGCGTAACCGCATCAGTATCACCCGCTTTTGGATTTAGAGTAGCATCATTTGTAAGTGGTTCGGATTTTAGCGGTAGTATTAGAATAGATTCATCATCTTTTATTTATTCCGAAGGTACGTTTTTAAGAAACATTCCTAGAGCAGCATTAACGGAAGATGCATTGGTATCTTCTGAAATTAAAAGTGGTAGTGTAACTGCTTCGGTTAGTCCAGATTTTGGATTTAAAGTAACAACTCCATTTACATCTTCTTTATCATTTGATAACGTATTCACTGTAACTAATGATGGAAGTGGCGTATATAACATAAGTAACGGGTTAATAAGTGGTTCAAATCCTACACTTACATTACATAGAAATTATGAATATGTTTTTAATGTAAATGCAAACGGTCATCCATTTTGGATTAATTCGGCCAGTGCACTTGGTGTTACAAATGGATACAATAGTTGGGTAACTAATAATGGTGAGGATGTTGGACAAATAATATTCTTAGTATCTGGTAGTGCACCAAATACATTATATTATAATTGCCAATTACATTCAAGTATGTCTGGTAGTATAAATGTAGTTGATGGCAATCCAAACTTTATATATGATACTCAAATCGGGTCACGTTTAACGGGCTCGGTTGATATAAGTGGAAGTTTATTTATAAATGAAATAAGTGGTGGATTATTTCTAGCATCATCCTCAGTATATTATGGCGAGGGTACATTTCTAAGAAACATTCCTCGTTCTGCGTTGACAGAAGATGCACTTGTTAGTACGGAAATTAAATCCGGCTCGGTAACTGCTTCTGTAAGTCCAGATTTTGGATTTAGAGTACAAACAAAAGCTACAGGTTCTCAAATAGGTTCTCAAATTACGGGTTCAATTGATGTAAGTGGTAGTGTTAAGGCATTTACGTTTATAGGAGATGGTTCTCAATTAACCAATGTTCAAGCGGCAGCAGCACCATTGATAGCAAGTGGTTCTGCAACTGCATCGGTTCAAAGTGGAGATGCATTCATTGTAACAACCACTGCAACCGGAAGCGGACAGGATGTGCAATTTGGTTCTAAATTTACCGGTTCCGTTGATATAAGTGGTAGTATCAAAGCCCAATTCATATTAGGTGATGGTACTTTTATAACAAACGTACAGGCCGCGGCAGCTCCATTCATTGGTAGTGGTTCGGCAACTGCATCGGTTCAAAGTGGTGATACTTTTGTAGTAACAACTGGAGCAACTGGCTCAGCCATTGGTTCTAGATTTACTGGTTCAATTGATATTAGCGGTAGTGTTAGAGCATTTTCATTTAGTGGAGATGGTTCTCAATTAACAAATGTACAGGCATCAGCAGCACCTTTAATAGCAAGTGGTTCGGCAACTGCATCAGTTCAAAGTGGAATACAATTTATTGTAACAACAAAGGGAAATTTCTCTACTGTAGGTTCTAACTCGGGTTCTTATTATGGAGCTCTATTCACTGGCTCAGTAAGTATTAGTGGTTCTATATCAGCATCTCGTTTTGATGGAGATGGTGGTGGTTTATTTAACATTCCACCCGAATCAATTGAAGGACTTGAATTGGCAAAAATTAATTCTGGTTCTGGTATAGCAATTATTGACCCAACTAAATTAGATGTAAACGTACCAATAACAGCTGCACTTTATATAGGTGATGGTGGTGGATTATTTAACATTCCTGCAAACGCATTACAAGACCTTCAATTGGATAGAATTCAATCTGGATCTGTAAATGCAATAATATCTCCAAATAAAGGACTCGAAATAAATACATCTGTAAGAATATTCTCTGGTTCATTAACTGTGAGTGGAAGTGTGTTTGTGAGTGGTGGAAATATGGTACTCCAAAGTGGTTCTACATATGTGGGAGACGGTAGTGGTTTAAACAATATTAATATTGCAAATTTATCATTTGAGACATTTATATTAAAGAGTGGTTCTGCAACAGCATCAATTTCTCCGAATAATGGATTTGTAGTTAATACATCTTCATTCTTTTATGGAGAAATGTTTGTGCAAGAAAAAGCAAGATTTAGTAATGTAACGGCTAGTGGTATTATAAAATCCGCATTATTTACTGGTTCTTTCTTAGGTACATATAATTTCCAAGGAGTAGGACCTACTGCATCGGCAGAATATCAAATATTAAGATACAATGACACTCAGGGTTATTTCATCCCACAACCGGAAACATCATTAACTGAAACTGTATCATTTAATAACGTTAGTACATTAACAATTGTACACAATTTAGATATTCGTTATCCGATAGTTCAGGTATACGCTACTGGTTCGGAAGACCAGATTATGGCTGGTACTATTAAATCTATTGATGAAGATACAATTCAACTTATTTTTGCTGGATTGACATCTGGACATGTAGTAATTGGTAGTGGTGGTTCTTTGATAAGTGGTACAATTGATGGAAATAGAGTTTTTGGTGAGGTTCTTTCAGCATCATTCGCTAGAAAAGCTTTATTAGCAGATGCGGTGACCGGATTTGATTCGGCATCATTGGTATCATTATCTGCATCTTTGGCAAACGCAAATGCTTATGTAAGAAATGACCAAACATCATCAATGAGTGTGTTTAGTGCAGTAAGTTCATCTTACGCATTAACAGCTTCATATGCATTAAATGCAGCACAAGGTGGTGGTACTGAATTATTTATATACCAAACCAGCTCATTGGTAAAAGCACAAGTAGGAAAAATACATTTTACTGGTTCTGGTGTTAATGTAACACCATCTGGTTCAGATGGGGTATTGGTAACTATATTAGGTGGAGGTGGTGCAGTGGATTCGGCAAATTTTGTTCAAAATGCAGTAACATCATCAATGTCTGTTGCAACTTCATCTTTTGGATTCTTCGCACTAACAGCATCATTCGCATTAAATTCGGCAAATACTGATACATCATCGTTCTTAAACATAAACACAAATCAAACAATAAATGCATCACTTACAATAAGTGGAAGTTTAGGAATAAGTGGTAGTGTATTTTTAGGAAATTTAATATCGGGCTCAGCTGAAGATGTAGTTGTTTGGAATTCTACAAATAGAAGATTAGAAAGAAGAAATATAGCGGGTGTACAAGGTTCATCCGGTACATCTGGTGCATCGGGTACAAATGGTTCTGAAGGAACTTCTGGTACATCTGGTACATCTGGAACTTCTGGTACATCCGGAACAAGTGGTGTAGATGGTACATCAGGAACTTCTGGAACTTCTGGTACTTCGGGAACAAGTGGTGTAGATGGTACATCGGGAACATCGGGAACATCGGGAACATCAGGAACATCTGGTACATCTGGTACATCTGGTACTTCTGGTACTTCTGGTACTTCTGGTACTTCTGGTACAACCGGTAGTGAAGGAACATCGGGAACTTCTGGAACATCGGGAACATCCGGAACTTCGGGAACTTCAGGTAGTGGTGGTTCATCGGGAACTTCTGGTACATCAGGAACTTCCGGCACATCGGGAACTAGAGGAACTTCTGGAACTTCTGGAACATCAGGAACTTCTGGAACATCAGGAACTTCTGGTACATCAGGAACTTCTGGAACATCTGGTACATCGGGTAGTGGAGGTTCATCAGGAACTTCGGGAACTTCGGGTAGTGCAGGTTCATCAGGAACTTCTGGTAGTGGAGGTTCATCCGGAACTTCGGGAACCAGTGGAACTTCTGGTACATCTGGTTCTGCGGGTAGTGGTGGTACTGCGGGAAGTAGTGGAACTTCTGGTAGTACGGGTACCGGTGGTTCATCGGGAACAAGTGGTACATCAGGAACTTCTGGTTCTTCTGGTACAAGTGGTGGAACTGGAACATCGGGAACTTCAGGTACATCGGGAACTTCTGGAACATCGGGAACTTCTGGTATAGATGGTTCAAACGGAACTTCTGGAACTTCTGGTAGTAGTGGAGAAGCTGGTACATCTGGTTCAAGTGGAACTTCAGGAACTTCCGGAACTTCGGGAACTTCGGGAACATCTGGAAGTACTGGTTCTGATGGTACTTCGGGTACTTCAGGAACTTCGGGTACATCAGGAAGTGAAGGTTCTTCGGGAACCTCAGGAACATCGGGAACTTCAGGAACAAGCGGAACATCTGGAAGTTCTGGAACAAGTGGAATAGATGGTACATCAGGTTCTTCGGGTACTTCGGGTACATCAGGTTCTTCCGGAACATCCGGCACATCAGGGACAACTGGTTCAGATGGCACTAGTGGCACATCTGGAACTTCTGGTACTGATGGTACATCGGGAACATCGGGAACATCCGGAACTGATGGTAGTGAAGGTACAAGTGGAACTTCAGGATCTTCTGGCTCATCTGGAACTTCTGGTACTGATGGTACATCGGGAACATCCGGTACTTCTGGAACTGATGGTAGTGAGGGTACATCAGGAACATCTGGTACTTCTGGTATAAATGGAACATCAGGAACTTCGGGAACATCTGGTAGCGAAGGTACATCGGGAACATCGGGTACGAGTGGTACTGATGGTAGTGAAGGTTCAAGTGGCACGAGTGGTACATCCGGTACTTCGGGAAGTAATGGAACTTCTGGTACTTCGGGAAGTGATGGAACATCCGGAACTTCTGGTTCAAGTGGTACTGACGGAACTTCTGGTACATCGGGCACTTCCGGCATAGATGGCTCGTCAGGAACTTCTGGTACATCCGGTAGTGATGGAACTTCCGGTTCAAGTGGCACTTCAGGAACTTCAGGAACTTCAGGTACATCCGGAGTAAATGGAACATTCTTTGGAAGTAGTGGTACTTCCGGTATAGATGGTTCATCCGGAACATCTGGTAGTAGTGGAACTTCGGGAACAAGTGGCACTTCTGGTAGTGATGGTACATCGGGATTAAATGGAACATTCTTCGGTAGTAGTGGAACTTCTGGTATAAATGGAACTTCAGGAACTTCTGGTAGTGATGGAACTTCGGGTACATCTGGTGTATCCGGAACTGATGGTACATCGGGAACATCAGGCTTAAATGGAACATTCTTTGGAAGTAGTGGAACTTCAGGCACATCTGGTTCAGATGGCACGAGTGGTGTATCTGGTACATCTGGTATATCGGGAACTGATGGAACAAGTGGTACATCAGGACTGAATGGTACGTTCTTTGGAAGTAGTGGTACGAGTGGTGAAAGTGGTACATCGGGAACTTCCGGTAGTGATGGAACTTCCGGTACAAGTGGAACTTCAGGAATTTCCGGAACATCTGGATTAGATGGAACTTTATTTGGTAGCAGTGGAACTTCGGGAACTTCGGGTAGTGATGGTACTTCGGGTACATCTGGTACAAGTGGAACTTCAGGAATTTCCGGTACAAGTGGTTTAGATGGAACTTTATTTGGAAGTAGTGGTACATCAGGTATATCTGGCTCAGATGGCACTTCCGGTACATCGGGTACTTCAGGTACATCGGGTACTTCAGGAATTTCCGGTACAAGTGGTTTAGATGGAACTTTATTTGGAAGTAGTGGTACTTCGGGTACTTCAGGAAGTGATGGAACATCCGGAACTTCTGGTGTTTCCGGTACATCGGGAACTTCTGGAGTTTCTGGTTCATCTGGATTAAATGGAACAATGTTTGGAAGTAGTGGTACTTGCGGTACTTCAGGAAGTGATGGAACATCTGGAACTTCGGGTGTTTCCGGTACATCGGGAACTTCTGGTATTAGTGGTTCATCTGGATTAAATGGAACAATGTTTGGAAGTAGTGGTACAAGTGGAGAAAGTGGCACATCTGGTACTTCTGGTTCTTCAGCAACTGATGGAACTTCAGGAACTTCGGGAACTTCGGGTTCATCTGGAGTAAATGGAACATTCTTTGGAAGTAGTGGAACTAGTGGAATTAATGGTTCAGAAGGTAGTGGTGGTTCTGGTGGAACATCTGGTACATCCGGTACTAACGCACCAGGATTTAGTTCCGGAACATCAGGAACTTCTGGAATAAGTGGTACTGATGGAAGTGCTGGTACGAGCGGTACAAACGCACCTGGATTTTCATCTGGAACTTCTGGTACATCTGGACAAACTGGAACATCTGGTACTAGCGGTACAAACGCTCCGGGATTTTCATCTGGTACATCAGGTGTAAGTGGTTCATCCGGAACTTCTGGAAGTGGAGGTACATCAGCAACGGGTGTAACATCCGGAACATCTGGTACAAATGGATTTGCTTTAACTGGAACTACTAATGATGGATTATTAACTTATACAAACGCACCAGCTGGAGCAAATGTTGAATCTAATATTACTTTTGATGGTTCTACGTTAACAATAGTTGGTAATACAACACAAACAGGTGATATTACATTGACTGGTGGATTGGATGCTAGTACATATTTAGAAGCAACTGCGTATAGAGAAATTTATAATAATTTAGGAACTGGTGCTAGTGTTGCAATAGATTGTTCAACTGCAAATAATTTTAGAAGACAATTTAATGGAACAGCCACAGTAACATTTACCAACGTACCTGTTGGTAAAGCATTTGGATTTACATTATTAACTGTAAACGCTGGGGCATATGTAATTACATGGCCGGCAACGGTTAATTGGGCAGGTGGTATTCAACCTGTATTAACATCATCCGGTGAAGATGTATTAGTATTTTACACATTTGATGGTGGAACAAGTTGGTATGGATTTACAATAGCTAAAAATTTAAGTTAATATTATGGGAATAGCAAGAAGACTAGCAGAATCAGATTCAACACAAGCATTTCCGTTTGTGTTTCAAATTACAACCACATCGGGTAATACTGTATTTACATGTCCAATTACCGATTATGGTGGACTTACACCACAATTGACTATAAATTGGGGAGATAGTAGTACATCACCTTTGATAACAGCATCATCTTCGGTAGATAAAATACATACATATGTTTCAGCTGGAACTTATACAGTTACTATTAGTGGATTTATGCCAGGATTTCAAGTTAATAATAATGTAGGAATAAGAAGTTTAATAACAAGTATTGTACAATTTGGTACAGTAGGATTGAGGACATTAAATTTTTATGGGTGTATAAACATAACCTCTATACCAAGTAGTGCATCATTAAGTGCAGTTGGTGGGTATGATGGATTAAATGAAATATTAAGTTTTTCAAATTTTATGAATGGTACAGCTATAACATCCATACCAGCCGATATATTTGATTTTTCACCCAACGTAACATCATTTGCTAGTGCATTTGCAACAATTAATACGATATCAACTGTACCAACTGGATTATTTGATACTGCCGTAAATGTATCATCTTTTGCATCTTGTTTCTTTGCTTGTGCGGGTTTAACTTCCGTACCATCAACTATATTTGACCTAAATATTAATGTAACAAGTTTTTCTGGTACATTTAGAAATTGTAGAGCATTGACAAATGTATTACAATTTACATTTAATACAGCGGTAACAACATTTTCACAAGTTTATAATATGAGTTCAACTTCAAATGCATTAGTAGGTACTGCACCTACATTGTGGTTAAGAACTCCAACACCTGCTGGAACTGATGCATTTAGAAATTGCACCGGTTTAACAAACTTCGCATCAATACCACCAACATTTACTTAATATGTATTTACGAATTATAAATAATGAAATCAGTTATCCTTATACAATTAAGGATTTAAAAGCTGCGCATAGAAATATTACATTCCCAAATGAAATTGGAGAAGAAACTATGACTCAATTTGGTTTATATGAAGTTGGACAAACTCCAAAACCAAATGATTACACAAAAAATATTACCGAAGGAACTCCTGTTTTAACGGATGGTGTATATTATCAAAATTGGATTCAAACGGATGCATCTCAAAGTGAAATAGATTATAGATTAGAAACCCAATGGGGTGTTGTTAGAGAAATTCGAAATGAATTATTAGCAGAATGTGATTGGACGCAATTATCGGATATTCCAACTGAAACAAAATCAATTTGGTCTGAATACAGACAATCTTTAAGAGATATTACATCTCAAACTAATCCATTTAATATAACTTGGCCGGTTAAACCCTAAAAGAGAAAATATTTATATTTATACCTATAACAAAAAGCATATAGATATAGATGATTATACATAGTCCAATATTTTCGGGTTCAATTACACAGGCATTATCTGCTTACGCAAATTTAAGTGGTTCATTTACCGGTTCTTTTAAAGGAACTATCGATGTTCAACAAGCAACATTTACTAATCTTATTGTAGGTAATAGTTTGGCAGTAAGTGGTTCTATAACAATGACTGGTTCAATGAATTTAACGGATGGTGGATATTTAGTAGACGGAGTTGATGTATTAGATTCATCTATTGCATTTGCAATAGCATTAGGATAAAAAAATAAAAAGAAATGGCAAACGCATTTAAAAATAGTATAGCGGGTTCAATTGGAACAGTAGGTGTGAAAATATATGAAACACCTGCGGCAACTTCAACAACTGTAATTGGAGTTGGTGTAGCAAATGTAAGCACAAATAATATATCAGTTAGTGTGATGGTTAGAGATACATCAGCAAATAAATGTGTTTACGTTGTAAAAGATTCTTTAATTATACCCGGTAGTACTAATGTATTGATTGGTGGTGAACAAAAGTTAGTTTTAGAAACAGGAGATTTTCTATCAGTAACATCATCGTTAGCCAATTCAGCAGATGTAATTGTTTCGGTATTGGAAATAACATAAAAGTTGTAATTAATGGAATATTTAGGTGGTAACCCAAATGGTTTAAATCAACAAACTAAAGATAAAATTTCTTTATTTGTAAGTGGAAGTAGTGTAGCTAATTTTTCATCTCATTCAATAGATGTGGGTGCAAATTTTTCCGCTTCTGGAATACAAACATCTTTAATTGGGTCACCAACAAATTCGATTCAAATAAATTCTAATGTAAAAATTAGTGGTTCAATTACTTCTTCATTTTTTATCGGTGATGGTGGTGGTTTGTTTAACATTAATGCAGCAGCAATTGGCGATTTAGATAGATTAAAATCAGGTTCGGCAACCGCAATAATTTCTCCAAATAGAGGGTTAGTAGTTAATACTGATTTAACTGTAGCAGGTACAATAAATGCAACTGAATTAAAAGTAATTTATATATCATCATCAATAATCTACGCAAGTGGAAGTAACAAATTTGGTGATGCACAAAACGATAAACAAGAATTTACTGGAAGTGTTGGTATCACAGGTTCATTATCATTTGGAATTGGTTCATTAAAATCAGATATAACAACCGATGAGGTATTAGTTTATAACACATCAACGGGTAAAGTTGGTATAAAAACAGCAGCAGCAACTTCTGGTACATCAGGAACATCCGGAACATCTGGTACAACTGGTTCGGAAGGAACTTCTGGTACATCGGGAACTTCTGGTACATCGGGCACTTCAGGAACTTCAGGAACATCTGGTAGTGGAGGAAGTAGTGGAACTAGTGGTACATCTGGTACATCAGGGACTAGTGGCACATCCGGAACTTCAGGAACTTCAGGAACATCTGGTAGTGGAGGAACTTCTGGAACTTCTGGAACTTCTGGAACAAGTGGAACTGATGGGACATCTGGTTCAGGAGGAACTTCGGGAACATCTGGTACATCCGGAACATCTGGAAGTACTGGTTCATCTGGTACATCCGGTACATCGGGAACTTCAGGAACAAGCGGAACTTCAGGTTCAGATGGAAGTAGTGGTACTTCGGGTACATCTGGTTCACAAGGAAGTTCTGGTACATCGGGAACATCTGGTTCAACCGGAACTGCAGGAAGTTCAGGAATTAGTGGTACCGGTGGAAGTGGAGGTTCATCGGGAACTTCGGGAACCAGTGGAACTTCAGGCACATCCGGTACTAGTGGTCTAACAGGAGCTGGTGGAGGTACTGGTACTGCGGGTAGTGGAGGTTCATCGGGAACTTCTGGTACATCAGGTATTAATGGTACATCTGGTACTTCTGGTACATCTGGTACTTCTGGTGTAAGTGGAGCCGGCGGAGGAAGTGGTTCATCCGGAACTTCGGGAACTTCTGGTACATCAGGAACTTCCGGTACATCTGCAACTTCCGGTACTTCAGGAACATCTGGAACAAGCGGTGCACAAGGTTCATCCGGTTCGAATGGTACATCAGGAACTTCTGGAACTTCAGGTACATCCGGTACATCGGGAACTTCAGGAACAAGCGGAACTTCAGGAATAAGTGGAGTGCAAGGTTCATCGGGAACTTCAGGAA